CCCCCCCTGGTGGGCAAAACCACCTTGTTCAAGAAGCATTCTTGGTCCAAAGTATCCCAACAAACCACCAGCAGCAGCACCAACGGCACCACCAACTAAAGTTCCAATACCAGGGAATATTGACCCGATTGCTGCACCAAATTGAGCGCCCTTAAGCATACCACCGCCGACCAAAGCTGCTGTACCGGCACCGCTGGTTAAAGCACCTTTGATAACACCTAATAGGGCTTTTCCAATGGCTGTCAAAGCAGGCACAGCAGCGGATTGAAATTTATCCATAGCGCCCTCAAAATCCCCTTCAAGGATCATACCAAACGTATCTTTTATACCCCGTATAAAACCCTGCACAGGTTCAGAATTAAATATCGATATCAGTGTAGGGAACAAATCATTAGCTAGGTAGTCAATACCTGCGATTAAATTGTCAGCGATGAAGTTTGATATCCCCACTAATGTCTCGCCGAACTGCCCAGCACTGCCGCCGGTCATGTCCATCAGTGGCAAAACTCTCTCAGACAAAACATCACCAATATGTGTAATAACATTTGCAAGTGGTGCAAAGACTCTTTTTGATAGATCAAAATAAACTTTTGACATATTGTCTGACCTTTGTAATAGTGGTGTTAATACTCTTGTACCCAAATCAATAAGACTAGTCACCAACGGGCTAACATCAAGAACCATCTTTTGGAAGAAACCTTTGATCTTGTCCATAAGAGAAAGATAATCTTTACCTCTCTTTTCTGCCTCTTCCCTTTCCATCCTTTCTGTCTCAAAAGCCTCTCGACTTACACTAAGTCTCTTAAGGTCGGCTACTTCAAGTCCAGTAATACCAGCCAAGTTTCTCTTCTGAAACTTACTTAATTGATCAAACTGCACTCCCTGTGCCTTAAGATTGTTCATAACAGCTAAAGCACGATCTGTTTCACTCATCTTCATAAGTTCTATCGTGTTAAGTTGTGTCCCGAACGTGGCATTCAATTTAGACACCACGTCCGACGCTGAGTCGTAGTCCTCAAATTTATCAGAGAAAGCTAATAAAGCTTCGGCGTTAACGCCAAATTGTCTTCCCATCTTTTGAAACTCCAAAGCGGTTCCCATTGCCCTTGGTCCTAGCTCTGCCAAAGATTTTGACATCCCTAGTGTCGCTCTCCCCAACGCTCCTGGGTCCATCCCCATGTTCTTAGCGGTGCCAAGAATTGTCATAGAAAAATCTTCTACTTCCTTCATTCCTCCACCAAAAGTCCCAACAATCTGGTCTATCGCCTCAGTCGTTGTTGTGGCATCAATACCAAGCTGACTTACGTCCGCAGCAAGATCAATGGCTGACTTACGAAATCCTGCTGATTCTCTCTGGAAGAAAGCAAAGTTATCATTCATTGTTCCAACTAGTTGCGCTGCTTGCTCCGTGGTGCCACCAAATAAAGCTAACTCTCTCTTAGCAAAGGTAAGCTCCTCAGTGAAAGCCATCGCACCACCAGTAGCTTTTCTAAATTCCTGTGATTGTTTTTCTACTTCTAAAGTCGCTGTAATTATGCTACCAACAAAACTAGAGACTACAGCCTTAACACCCTCGTAAGCTCCCTGTAGTGCTCGGATGCGTCTGATGGCTGCTGCGTGGTTTTTCTTGGCTTTCTTTTCTTCAGCATCTTGAAATTCAGCAACCTCATTGTTGTAGGCTCTTTGCTCTTCTTCAGACTGTCTCCTGAGAGCAGCAATCTCCGCCTCAATTTCTGCGGTCGCCTCGCCTCTCGCTCTGGCTTCCTCAAGGGCTTCTTTTTCAGCTTCAATGCGAGCATTAAGACCTTGGAGTTCAATTTGCAGTTGTTGTTCTCTCTCTGCGAATTGTTCTCTGGTTCTATCAGCAATCTCATCGAGAGCCTCTTGAAGTAATCGTCTTCGTTCTTCTACTGCTTCTTCAAAAGTAGCCAACTTATATTAACTCCTACTCTTATTTAAGAGGCCACGAAATGCCCGTTTCCTTTTCAAACATTTGGATCGAGCGGTTTAGTTTAGCTCTTTGTTTATAAGTCATTGGGCTATCTAAACCGTGCCTCTTAATAGAGTCCATATACTTTTTCTCGCCAATCAAGGCGGAGGTAAATCGATCAACTTGAATCCTGTTACCAACAACTCTTACTGGCACTCTTGTGCCCTTAAACATCTTCTCCAACAAGTATTGAATCCAGGCACCAAAGACCTTTAACATGTTCTCGTCAAGCTGGTCTTTATTACCGCTGTCCAGATCAAAAACAAATTTATTAAAGTCAATCATATCTTTCACGGTCTGCCCTCCAAGTATACAACTCTTATTAAATAGTTGGCATAGTCAAATAAATACAAAGGGGAACCCTGTGGCTCCCCTTTATTTTTTGTTTGCGGCTCGCTTTCTCGCTTTGGCAGTGTCCTCAATTTCTTTTTGTAATCTTTTTAGGAACCACCTTCTCAGTTTAATTGGGAGATTATAAGATTCAAAGAAGCTCCATCCACCATAGTGTTTCAACAAGAAAAGCTCTTCATACACTGATTCTATATATGCGTTATTCAGGCCAAAAAAACTCCGCACTAAGCGGGATCTCCATCTCCTCATCATGTCCACAACTATTACACACGAAGTAATCACTGAGGACAATATCAGGATTCACTTGCTTATATACTTTTCTCATATGCCTAGCGTCCAATGCTGGCATTAGCTCAACTGCTCTAGCTAGATCAACGGGTTGAGTTGAACCATTGACACTAACTAGGATTGACCTTAGCAGGTCGGTTGATTGAGTTTCACCTAGTTTATGTTTTTTCTTTTGCTCTCTTTGTTTTGTGGCTTTCACCTCATCCCCAGCAGTAAGAAGTCTAAACTCAACAGGGTAACCGCTTTTAGGGAGAGTGGTCAGATACAATCCATTTGCTGAACCTTTGGAAACACCTAGGCTATCTAAGTCTTGCTCTTTAAATTGCGTGATTCTCTCAATGCTATACGAAACCTCTTCCGCTGCTCCACAAGATGGGCAAACCATTCTTACTTCATAGTCATCACCATAACCAGTGACTCTCGCTGCCACCAAGATAGCATTTCTATCACCGATCAAGAGGTCATTTGCCCTGATTCTTTTATCAAGAACAAGACTGTCAACCAATCTATTCAAAGCCATGCCACTTTTCAATAGCGATCTAGACGTTAGAATATCTTCCTCTTTTGCTGTCATAAAACGAATCTCTACTTCGCCAACGCCAGCTAAAGGATGGGGATCTTGATAACTTTGACCTTTCGATGGCAATTTGACCATTTCCGTAGGAACTGACCAATCCATCTGTGCGGCAGGTGCTTGAGTTGGAGCAGGGCTATTACCCTCGTGTAGATCTGGTACGCCCATACGCTCTTCGTTTCTGCTCATAAATAAAACCTTTCCTAGATGTAGTATCTAGTTTACTCTAATAATATTGTGGTGTTAAATTTTAGACAGTGCCCGCATAGCCAGCCACTGCGTTACCACTCCTTGTAAGTTCTGCCCAGTCGAATGAGATATCAACGCTAAGCTCTTGCAAGCCGTCATCACCGTAGTCAAGTCCCTGACCAAAGGACACCTTCTCAATCCAAGCGTTCTTAAGTTCCCACACTTCAATTTCACTTCCGTTATTATCAAGCTGCACAATACGAACAGCGCCTCCGATAGCTTCAATCGCTTTACCTTTACTGGTAGTGCGAATCGCACCGGGACCAGTTGGGTAATCATACCCTGATTTTCTAATGATATTAATAAGAGTTCTAGCAAGATCTGGATTAACAGGATCGCCCATGGTGACACTAATAGGAGAGTTCCAAGTAACTCGCCCAGGATACTTAAACGTATGGTTCAAATATTGGTGCTCCTGCGATGCAATGGTTGCCTCCGGCTTAGCCGAAACACTCTTAACTACCCAAACAGGAACCCCACCTAGATAAAAGAAGAACCTATATTTTCTTTTCGGATCTGCCTGAGCGTCTCCCCAGAAAATTCCTTCACCTGCATTTGCCATTCTTATTTTACTCCCTTGTTAAAGTATATAGTCCTTTGTCGATTAATCCGCAAACGATGCTCCAGTATTTGTAATCACAAAATCGATTGCAAAGAACTCGGCAGTCCGGGTTGGTTTCAACAAAATCTTAGCGTAAATAATATTTCTATCAACTAAGTCTGGAGTCGTTGTTGATTCATCCAAAATCAAGCGGAACTCTTCGAGACCAAATCTCGACTGAACGCTCCGAAGAACTGGCTCTGCTTGTCCAATAAATCTGTTCCATGTTGACTGAGTGTTTTGATCAAACAACATCCGACTTGCAATGAAACTAATCTCTTTCTTGAGGAACACCATCAAGCGGCGAACGTTAATACGGTCAAGTGCTGATCGAGTTACCTGTAGAGTCTTCTGTCCGAAGATCACAATACCCTCTGCTGGGAACTGTGCGATTGGGTTAATGTTAGCAGCGTACAACTCGTCTCTTTCGTCAGACGTCAGTCGTCTTGAAACATCAAGCACTGGTACACCACCCGCACCCTCAGACAATCCACCTCGTGCAAAGCCGGCTGGTGCATACCAAGGAGCCCGGACACGATCAGTGAACGAGAACGCACCCAGGGCTGCAACCGAAGGCGGTGCCCAAAGAGCCTGACCGCTAACCGTATCTTGGATACGAACCCAGGGATAGTAAGCTGCACCGTAACTATTGTTGAGCCCTCTTTCACGAAGCGAATCAACTGCCTGCTTGATAGAGAACGAGTTACGATCTTTGTAGCTCTTAGTATTTTCGCTTTGTGCGTCATAGACCTTTTCGAGATCAATGATAGCGATAGCGTCACCACGATCCTCAGTTACGTCTAAGAGATAATCAGTCACACCAACGGCAGTAACACCAGGGACGGTAATGACATTAAATTCAACTACCTCTGGATCTCTTACAACATTAATCGCTCGGCGCAAGCTATGGAGTTCATAACTTGTTTTTTCTGATGTGCCGATATTTCTATTTGCAAAAGGTTCACGCTCAGTGATGTCCAAGCCATCAAAACCGCCGTGGAGGCAAGTGGTGAACTGGTTGTAGTTGTTTTCCAACACTCGCTTGTATGAGGCGGACGCAGCCGAGGCGGAAACGATGTTTTGTCCGTTTTCAGTTGGAACTTTTGCACCAGCCGTGAAACTAAAGTCCGCAGCACGCTTACCACGTCGGTACACAGCCGCATCCGTCGATCCACTAACAGGTCCAACATCGTCCAATGAGAAGCACCACATGTGCTGCAATGGACTTGATCCTGCGTTTGTATCTTGACCAATGAAGCCACCATTACGCCCTTGGGCACCTGGCTCTGCGCCAATGTCAAGATTAGTAGTAGGTGAGTTCGAGTCATTTAGCCCCTGAGCCCTAGACCTTAGAAGGTCAATAACCTCTGTGCTAAATCTATTGTCCGAAAAGGCTTTGCCAGTGTAAGCACCAAAGTAAATATTCTTTGGACTATTCGGGCTACCATCAGACGAACTAATACGAAGTGGCAAGCTTGGCATGACAACTGATAGCTGCTGTGCGGCTTCCGTTCCTGAGATTACAGTTGCTGCACCGCCAAGGTGTCCACCGACAACACCGAACGCTGACTGTTCGCCACCGTCAACCATAACGTGACGACTGACAGCAGCAGGATTACTCAAGGTACCAAAGCTGGCAGCGCCACTAACGATTGCAAAGTCTCTGTATTTGATAGGACCAAACACACCGAAGGGTAGATACTCAGGGTTTGTTACCGCACGATCAACATCCTCATCCATTACCACACGAATGTAGCGAGACTTGTTCGGATAGTTGCCGTAAGTTCGGTTTGCACCCTCTGAAGTTTGATATTCTACAAACTGATCACCGATTTCTCTAGCGATATATCTTCTAGCCGCAGGATTCAAACTTAAGTTATCAAATCTCTCTAGCACAACTGGTCTATTATCATTATCCGACAGACGACGAACAACAACAGAGAACGTACCATAAGGATCAAAGTCATTAGTAGGTGCAGTGATGTTAGTGATAGAAATTTTAATTTCTCTTTGCGTGCTTTCCCCAGCGGAGATAGCTTCAAATCTAAACAGCTTCTGCATATTCTCTGGCTTGAAGCCAGAAGTATTAGAGCCTAGATCCTGTGAGATGTACCAGCCAGTTGTAGCCTTAGAGGCTGCTTGGCGGTGATCTGCTTGCTCTTGCTCGGTATTCTGATCATTGCGGAGCGGCATGACAGCGCCAATAAGGGTACCGGCAGTCTGCACAGTACCAGTAATCGCCAACTCAGCAAAATCAGTCTGGTTAACGTGTCTCTCGAAGGTTTCCCCCAAGAAATAGTTAATGTTTGTAGTAGTCCCAGGGAACTTAGCCGTTGAGATACCACTGTTTGTTAGCGTTGGGTCAGTGTTAAACACCTTACGGATAAATCTTTCACTGTTGGGATTAAAGTTGAACCTAATCTTATCAACTTCGCTGCCACCAGCAGTGATACTAGCAACAAACTCACCATTGGAATCACTCTTAATCAGAGTACAGCCACGGCTCTGGGTTTGTCTATTGTTACCAGTCGTTCCTGACAGGAGGACACGCCCACCAGCAGTATCATCGTCTACACAGTAGAAAATAGCTGCCAGGGTACCCGTTGCTTGGAGAACTTGAGCACCAGTTGCTGGTCCTGAAGCGGATGGCCAAACAAATAGCCCCCAAGCACCACCCTCAGTATCAGTGGCACTGATTGACCCAAACTTCCAGCCGGCTTTGCCGCCATTAGCTTCTGTTGCATTGGGGTCCTCTTCGCCTAACAGGCGAACAACGTTTAGAGTAGGATTGTTTCTTAACCAGGCTTGTGCAGCATAAGCAGCGTAGGTTGGGGAAGTCATGTTTCCTTCACGCCAAACATCTCCACTACGACCGCCGGGAACTGGTGCCCCGAATACATCAACAAATTCTGCGAAAGACTCAACTCTGACTGGAGTCATAGCCGGTCCTTTTTGCATACGACCAATAACTAGGGGTCCAATATCACCGGGTTCTCTTGGGATCTCCGAGTTGTCGATCTCATTAACGAAAACGCCGGGAGACACAAACTTAAACTTTCTTTCAGCCATTAAACTTTTCTCCTCTAAGACGAGTTACACTTTGGCGCAATCGCCAGTGCCGTTCCTTAGTAAATAGTTACTTGATATTGCAAACTCCCCGCAGTGTTATGGTTTTCCGAATGGTTTAATTTTGCGGGGAATTATCTTTTTACTTGCACGCACCTGATCAGCTAATCTGAACACTCCACTTTCAAGCTCAACCTTCTGAACAAACTCTACTTCTTCCTCAACTAAAGCTCTTTCATTTTGGAATACAATTTCTGCTGCTGATTCTCTGATGACAACGTTTGGCTTGTCTTGATTCTTATCTCCACCAATAATATACCCGAGCACATTGATTGTCACATCGGTTTTAAATAATCTCTCGTCCTCACCAAGAGATGCAGCATTGTTTGCCAACGAAAAGCTAGCGTCTACAAACGCCTCGTATCTATTGCCCTCATGAGTAATAAAGAAACTATTGATTGCACCCTTGTCAGTTATGATCGGTGCTAAAATTTGATTCATCTGTTGGACATATTCAGTTGTTATTGATACCGTATAAGAAACATCAATGTAGACCGGCTGAGGTATGGAGATCACCTCGTATACAATTTTGCTGTTTTCCCTAGGAAACGTTTTGCGGAACTTGTCCGCACCAGACAAGCTTCTTCTAATCGAATCGGCGTTAGCTCTAACCGAAGTTTTGCTTTGTTTTATCCTTCTAGCAATAGTAATAGAGCCACCCTTCTCATCATTGACCCCTGGGAAATTACCGTGGTATATGCCACGGTTACCTGGGTCTTTTGACACAGATGTTCTCTCCAGAGAAATCAAAGGATAAATTAACGTTGTGTTATTGTCTCTAAGGTTCACATTATTCTTTATCATGTGCGCCCGCTCTTGTGTGGAAAAGAGCACGGGGACTTTTTTAAACCCCTTGTTTGTATCGCAATGAATATCTAAAGTTTCATTGATATATTTGAACATAGCAAAGTCAATATCCTCAATTCTTGAGGGGTTGATCGGCAATTGGGTTTCTGTTAACTCATTTGTCTTGGTTCTACGAGGCATCGAACAGTCCCTCCCTTGCCTTTCTACAAGTAGCTACAACCTCAACCTGTTTGTTATCTTGCCCAAAGAGTCTTCTAGGTTGGGATAATTTAACAATTTCATAATGTTGTTTTTCATACTGCACATAATCACCAATACGGGCAAACAGGTCTTGATCCTCAGTTAATCTACGCTGGTGCATATGAACTGTTATGTTTGCAACTCTATCAATACCATATTTTTCACTGGTTTGATTTGAACCCTCCCACACAACCAGGGCATATATGCGAATTGGAGGCAGGAAGGTTTTCTTGATCGCTTCTCCATATAAGGAGTGAAAGTTGGAAGCTTCCATGTCAATCGGAAAATACAGAATCTGCTGTCCAACAACGTTTTCAATAATTTCATCATTGATTTGTTTGACAAGATCACGCTCTTTCTCACCAACAAACATTGGTGGTGGAGGTGCAGTGGGTTGTGTCCAGAGATTGTCGGGTTTTGATTTAGTGGAGTCAGACATTTAAACTACCCCACATAAATACCGTGAGGAACAACCTTAAGTGTTTCGCCAAGAGAGTTCTGGAAGGCTGCATCACTTTCAGCAAGCTTGGAGTACGTCATTTCATCAAGCACTGTCTTAAGCTCTTCTCTTAAAGCGTTTTGTTCTTCTTTTCCTTCACTTATCAACGCAGATCCATTTAGCGTTACATCGTTGCCTGGGATGGGGATGCTGCCTAGTTTTGACCTAACCTGCCCCAGGGTTTCCTTACACAAAGCCAATGCAAACCTTCTAATCCACTGCTTGCCAATAGAGTTAATTCTGTTATAAGGCACATTAGGAAACGGTAACGTGTTCATGTTGTTGATACCATCAGCACCGTATCTACGATCACCCTCTTCATCATAATTCTCCTCTGGTAATCTAAACTTAACCCAGAACTTTTCTGGTGCAATACCATCTTTAGGAGCAGGAAAGATTCTTAATTTATTATTTCTAAGTTCATATGAGTAATGAGAGCCACGGACTTTAATATTATCCTCATAGGCGTTTGCCTGTAGTTTGTTTTGCCAAACTGGGACTAATTGAAATGTGCTGTCATCTGAATACATACCATAAGTTGACAGGTTACCAACAATACCATAAGTGCCACCACCAAAGAATCTCCAAGCTGCGGCAGGGGTTTTATAATATACTTGCTCAATAATAACCTTGTTCTCCCCAACTTGGTTGAAAAATCTAGATGAACTATCAATTGAAGCCGAATATATCACTTGCTGTAAATCATAGTCCTGCTGATCATCGACTGTATCAAAAGATGCCGAATAGGCGGACTGGTGTCCACCAACTCCAGCAAGAACACCGACAGCTTCTGCCATATGCCTTGGAGCTTCAAGAGTAAATCGTGGAAACTTTAAGTTGGGTTTAATGTTTGTATCTGATCTATAAGAGGTAAACTCTCCATCCTCATCAAAGGAACCAGTGGCTCCACCAAGCATATCTGATAAAACGTTTTTAGCTTGGTGCGTGTTAAGAATGTAAGAATACTCAAGACACGACTCTTCATACGCTTGATAAACATTTCTTTCTTGCAGTTCGATATCTAATATGTTACCGCCCAACTTATTGAATACATATGCTACCTGATCAACCGCACCACTAACAAACTCAGCAGATCCGCTATAAACACCGATAGCTAAAGAACTAGCCACGTTTTGATGTGTTCCAGTTATCGGTAAAACTTTTGCACTAGTTGTACTGATTGGGCTTATGTTTCTTGCTACCATAATATGAATAGCCTCCAAGTAATGTAGGAGTAACCTTTACTAAATAGTTTGCCTTTATGTTAACTTGTCCTATAAAAACAGAAAACCCCGCCACAAGGGCGGGGTTCCTGAGTCATCATCTGACTAGCCTACTATTAGTTGACTAGATCACGGCAGATAACAAGACCGTACATGTCCGAGCGTACCATCTGCTTAGCATACCGAGTCATCACAGCCTTGGTAGGTGCGAATGTATCGGGATTAAAGATGGTAGGCGTGACTTGCAGTGGCACATAAGGTGCGTACACATAGCCGCTTTCAAGGAAGCTGTTACCCTTACGACCGACCAAAATCAACCCACGAGGGAAGTAAGGATCGACATAAACGTCCATCTTCTTGCTTAGCGAACCAACGTTTTGAGCGCCCCAAGATCCACCTTCGTCGTCAACAGCGACCGAAGCACGGAATCCAGCGGTAAACTCAAGAATGCTGGCGACCTCGGGAGAACAAACAATAAAGTTTGCGCCACCACGGAGGGTCTTACGATGAATACGAGCACTGACATCATTGATGGTTTCCATCAAAGTCTCGTACCACTCGCTCACGGTACCCGTAAAGTCGGGAGGAGCGGTAGCCGAAGTAATGTCTGCACCACTTTCACGGTCGAGGAAACGACCAGGGCGACGACTCCAATAAAGGGTGCCACCAGTTGCGCCTTGAACAAGATCGTTAAGAATTTCTTGATCGATCTCAAGAGCAATTTGCTCCGAAAGAACGCTAGTAAGCTCAACCTCAGCGTCAAGGTTGTGATAAGCATTGAGGTCCTGAGCAAGCTCCGGGGTCCACTTAGCTTTCAACTTACGGGTCATGGCGGTAACAGCAATGCTGTCAACCTTGATATCGATCTCTGGAATGGTATCATTGACACCAAGATCGCCACCAAGTTCCAAGCCCCAACCTTCGGCACCGACGACGGAGCCAACAGATCCACCAGCGGAGAACTTATCTTTTCTTCCGAAGAAGAGAGTACCTGAAACGCCAGCAATGTTACCAACGTTCAACGCACTATTACCATGGACAACCATAGTAAGGTAGTGACTACCATCGGACGAAGCAGAGTGCTGCGTCAAACGGCGAACAACTCGGGTTGCAGTCGTTGCAAGGTCACTGTTGTCAAGGTCAACGGTCGTAAGGTTATCAAAGTTAAGATCATCCTTAATAGTCGTGACTTCAACACGAATAACACCAATCTTGTCGGTGTCAGTTTGACCCAAGAGGTCTGCATCATACTCGATGCGCTTGAACAAATCAGCGTTAGCCGAAGCGGTCAGAGCACGAATCTCGGTTTCAGCGGTAAGCTCAGTGAGGAGCCCAGCAGCAACTGCCAAAGTACCCGTCGGGGTGCTATAGCCGTTAGCCAAGTCGTAAGCGCCTGCACGGTACGAACCATCGTTGTCAACCAAACCTGCATCGGGAATCGAAAGATCGACACCACCAGTGATCTGCGAACCAACTCGACGACCACCGTAGATTGATTTTCCTTTTTGGTTATAAGGAATGTCTGAACCACCAGCACGGTTAGTACCGAGCGTGAAGTCCAAGAAGAACACGAGCCCACTGGGGAGACTCATCGGTTGCACTGACACGAGGTCCTGTGCAAGTAACCCGCCGAATACACGACGTACAATTGGGAATGCGACTGAAGCAAAGCCTTCAACGTCACCCGCAGCCATGGAGCTAGCTTCCTTGAGAAGTTGAGCAGCCTGGTTTTCAAGAAGACGACTCATCGCCGATCGCTTAGTATCGTCGCCGAGTCCTTCCAAAAGACCAGTTCTTTCCCACTTCTCCAGAAGAGCCTCACCCTCACGAGCCAAGGAACGTTCACGAATGCCTTCAGTCAATTTTTCTAAATAAGACATTTTTTTCCTCCTAGATTAGTTGTCTTTTAATCCTGCGAGTTTCGCCCATCGATTCTTCACAGGATTATTATCAGTTGATGGAACTTCCTTTCTGGAACTTATAATAGTTGAAGATTTTCTAGTGATAGCCTCTGACAACGTATTAGCTTTTTTAGCCGGACGGCTGCTATTAGTTCTCTTAAGGGTCTCATAAATCGTCTTCGCCTCATCAACCGTTTGTGCATTCGTGATGTGTTCGGCAATCTGATTTCTCTGCCGCTCATTCAGGGAGCCATCCTTCAGTACACGATTTGTATAAAGCAGTCTTGCATTTGAAAGGTTGATTTCTTCCAACCGATCTTTAGCTTGTACAAGCAGTGCTTTAAGTCCGTTATTTTCTTCCAACAAAGTGTTATAATTTAATTCTAATTGTAGTTTCTCTTCGATAAAGCTTTCCATTGCCTCATCTTTTTCTTGCCCGTCACGAGCATTGCTGACTGGAACCTCTTCTAGTTCTTCTGTATAGCCGTGCTCATCTTCGTGAGCCATGGCGTCTAGTTCCATTTCAGCCTCTTCGGGGAGATCTAAGTTTAGCATTTCTTTAAATACTTCTACTAGTTCTTCCTCGTCAATCTCAATATCTTCATCTCTATTTCCAGGCGCAGCCTCTAACTCTTCATCAGAAAACTCTGGTGCGAGTGCTTGCTCTTCATCAGCCAACTCAGGAATACCAACTTCATCCGCTAGTTCTTCACGATTAGCCTTTTCATCTTCTGCACCTTCAGCTTTAGCCGCAGACATAATAGCACCTAAATCAATCTCGACCACATCCGTCCCGGCAGCCTGCCCCATTGGGAGGCTATCCATAACTGCAACTTGTGCGGGGTCTTCTTCTCCGGCTGGGTCAGCGGCTGGGTCAGCCATTGGATCAGCGGCAGGATCGTCCATACCCAGGTCCATTTCCCCTGCGTCTTCTTCTCCGGGTTCTTGTTCTAGAAGTTTTTCTACTCTTTCTCTAACTTCGTCTGAATATTTCTCAACCACCGCAGATTCTGCGTTTCTTAGCGCAGCCTCACGCAGTTGTTGTGCATCTAAAATAGCCTGATCTAGCATACTTGACATTTGTTTTCCTCTCTGTGATGAGATTTCATCAAAGTAAATAGTTGCAACACTGTCAAAACTCCTTTATTAGACGCCAGGCAAATAATAGACATAGACATGAAATTTGCCACCGGTTAAAGCAGCAGTGCCAATTACAATCCCTACTGGTAGTGATCCTTGCAGTTTAACTCCGCCGTTTGGTGCTGCAATGTTAGTCAAAAGAAGACCAGAGGCGTTTGCAGTAAACCCAGTAAAAGCTGCGGCATCTCTAAACGCATCATAATCGCCCTGGAGACCAATACCAACAGTCGCTGATCCCGCAGATGCAAGGTCTGTCTCTATATCAATGTGTCCGCCAATAAGAACAGCATTGTCTGGAATCGAAGTGCTTAGGTTTATGTTACCAGTATCACCGCCGTCAACTGAAAAATCATAAGTTGCCTTAAGGATTCTAGGCACAGCCACCCAAGTTCCCTCAACGGGGACGTTGGATTGACCGCTGGCACCAAGATCAATATCTTGAACTTTTGTGCGACCCGGTGTGAATTTACCCATGTGCTAGTGCCCCCTTAACTGTCAATACCATCGCCCGAAAGCGAGAACATTTGGTCTGGATCGATGCCTGTAAGCTCTGCAAAGATTTCAACATGTCCGTTCGCAGCTTTGGAGGTAACGTAAACTCTCTCAGCTTTTACGTCCATTGCGAGACTATCTCCAAAGTTATCTAGAGTAATATAATGGTTGTTAACATCCCAGTTACTAGTTTCGGAGAAGTGTACTTTTAGCCCAACGTTAGTTGTGCTTTTATTAACCACCGTAATGTGCCTTGACACCGAAGGGAATGAGTATCCCATTGTGCTTCCACTTGCGATCGTAGCACCTGACCCAGTTACATAGGGGATACCTGCAACTTGATAAGAGCCTACGTTACCAATCCCCGCTCTATAAGCTGAATGATAACTTGTGTTGTCTTTGGATTCTGCTCGACCTGTGTGTGCGCCTTTCCTAAAACTCATGAGTTCTTTCTCCTATTGTACCTTTTCTTGCTAAGGTTGCTATAGTTATATAGTTCCTTTTCTTTTTGATTCAACTTGTTAAGTAGTTTTTGCCTTCTTCTTTTTTGTTCGTTCTTAACAATAGACGGCTTTTTGTAATATTTTCGGTCTCTAACCTCATCCAAAATGCCAGACTTGCGAACCTTCTTGATAAACTTCCTGACCATAATTTCTGAGTTGTCTCGACACTCATCGGACCTAACCTCAATAAAGGTTGAGGTTTTTCGCATCTTAGTTTTTTGTCTTCTCATTTATAAACTCACTTTCTTTTGTTCATTTTGTCTAAGATATTACCCCAGTTAGACATTCCTGGGATGCTCTCGATTCCAACTCCCGCACTTGATGGGTCAACACCAATTGGACTGTTACCGCCAGGCAGTGGCTTTGTCCCTTCAAATAAAGCGGGGTTATCAAATTTTCTTTTTGCATCTTCGTAGCCGCTTTTCCCGATTGAGCCGAGAACTTTTTTACGACTATCCTTCATTTGTTTTCTAAAGCCTTGCTCATGGCTAGGAACAGGGGCTTGTCGGCTTTCAACAACCAGACCCGCATTCAAACCTTCAGCAACCTCTGTTACAATTGTCTTTAGAAGACCCTCTTCAAGAATAATCTCTCTCACACACTCTTTGACTAGAGCCTTAAGTTGTGAACGTTTCATCAATCCTCCAAGATTTCGTTTAACGCACGATTAATACGGTCAGCCTTTGTTAAGTTAGACTTAACTTGACTCTCCGCAACCAAATATGCACCGGTAGTGCTTGGCTCTGAAACTAAATCAAAGCACAAGAGTTGAAAATCATCTTCAACCATAGTTGTTTTACCTTGTTGTCGGGTAGAGCCGAGCCCTCTGGAAGATATTCCCAACTGGACACCGCCTTTTACAAGTTGTTTAGCAACTTTTCCTGCCGGTGTGTCAAGAATCTTCAATTTGCCCATAACATCATCACCATTCCACCAAACTTCGGTTACAAGGTGACTAGCATTCTTCAATTCCACAACTGAACTGTCTGGGTGATCGAGTTCTCCAATAGCTCGACCTTCACGAACGAGCTTTTCGTAGTTTTTCATCTCTCGCTCAAGGATTGGCTTAGGATAAATTCTACCATTGCCGTTTTTCTTGCCTGCGGCTTGGATTTTGCCTGCTAGAACCAGATGGATACCGCTTTTATTACCCTCTCGCTCTTCTTCAGTCAACAATGAATCGCTATAATCCAAATTCATAAACTCTTGAAGCACATATTTCTTTGTCATTTTTGTCTCCTTAAAGTGCGGGCGCTACCCGCACGATACTACTACCCCTGCAACACCTGGCGACTGGTCTCAGTCTCCACTTCTGGGTCCACATCCCCTTTAGCTCGATATTCATGTTGAAATCCCCCATCTGATATCAGCATACACAACGCATAAGATGTGCCAGACGATAACCAACCCAATAGGAGGGCGTTAACGACTGTTACATCAAATGTAAATAGTTCTGTAAATGGGTTTAGGAGCACAAGAAGTACACCAACCCAAAAGCCAACACACATTGGGCAATGAAAAAAGTGATGTGAGGGTCGATATGGCTTAAATAAGCTAGAGAAAACTAATATTTGAGTTAAACCATAAGCACAAAGAACAAAAACCAGAACGCTTATTGCGGACATATATCTCCCATTCTAGAACATGTAGCCATAGCCGGCATATGTGTAATAAGGTAGATCACTTTGCCCGTGCTTACGTCTATTTTGTTCTGGCTCTATCTCACCATACTCAGTGGACTCGTCTGGGTCTGGGTTAACAAACCTGTCCTCAATCTCAGTTTCGTAGTCCTTCCCAAATTGCTCTTCAATCGCATACTGTTTCATAAATTTTTCAATCTCAAACAGTGCCACTTGCAATGGGCTAACATCCTCTTCTAATGATTGAGTCAACGTTCCCTCTAAGACTCCTCTTAGAATACCGCCCTGAATAGTGTTCAATCCTAGTACACCTGTTCTCGCTAGCGAATCCAAAAGAAACTTTTGATAATAATAAACTTCATCCCCTAGACCAAATTTAGGCATCGTCATAATCTTACTCTCCGCCGGGATCACAACAATGTCCATCATATCATGATCTTTAATGAGGATATTTCCATCAAGCGTCTTGTGAGCCTTAAGACGAACAGTAGCCTGAACCTCTTCGACCTCTTCGACATCAGCACCACCAGCAGCGGCTTTGTTTATAGTAATTTTAATCGCCATCTTTCTTGTACTCATTAGCAAGTTTTTGTATTTTTAAAACTGTCTTTAGATCATCTTGAGAAAACTCTGACATGCTAAAGTTCTCAATAATTCTTAGAACACTCTTTGTGTTTTTAACCATCTGGTCGTCACTTTTTACATCTTCCATCACCAGTGAATTCTTTACCTCACTATGCAACCGGGCTAGTTCAGAATTTAAATAAACTCTAAAATCAACACCACCATCCCTGATTGATAGAATGTGTCGATTCAATAATCCTTTTTGCTCAGGCAGTAAGTCTGAGTATTGAGAATTGTATTTTTTGGTGAAGCTCTTTATAACCAAATCATCAATTGGCTTAAGTTCAGACTCTTCTCTATCCTCATCCTTTTGAGTCAAATTTTCTAACACTGTTCTTTCCATCAACACCTTCTTCTTCACTGGTGTTTGGTCACTAAAAATTTGAGATATTGTAGCTAATGCTCTATAGTTTGGAACAAACGCAGAAAACACATCGTTACCGATTTCGTGGTTGATACGCCTAATCATTGCGCTTTGCTCTACAAAGAGTTGCTTTTGATTTATATTCCCATGTTCCACCTTGGTCTGGTAAACTAACTTCTCAGCAGTATACCCATCAAGGTTATCAGCCTCACACAAAGCCTTATAGCAATCAAGCTCTTTTCTTAGAGCCTTTGTCTTTGCAAACGATTCTTTTAGAATTGATCTAATAGACGAAGCTCTTTTATAGTCTTTTGCCAGCACAGACTTAGTTAACTCACGAACCAGAGCTTCAAAAATAAAACCAGTGTTTCTTTTCTTATTGTGCTTGGTCTTCATTCTTAGCCTCCAACTGACTGATCAAATTCTTAATTTGATTCTTGGTCTCGAATAAAAGAGTTTCATCCTTTTCGTACATCTCAGTCACCCCAACTGCTAACTTATTTATATCCTGTGCCCCTTTAAATAGGTTCCTAGTTGCGCTTGAGGCAGTTTGTTGTCCAGCTTGTGCAGCATAACTTCTACGCCTAGGTCCCATACCCTTTCTGCTGTCCATTGTCTCGGGAGTATAAAACTTCCCTTTAGCCCCTGGTGTGAGGTATGCCTGATCTCTCATACCGGGCGCTGCCAATAGTGGACTTTCATCTCCTGCCGGCTCCTCGGCGGCGGCTTCCTCACCACCTCCTTCTTCACCTCCTAAACCTAAGTCCTCACCACCTAAGTCCTCTCCGCCAGCTTCTTCTCCACCAGCAGGTGCAGCAGCGGCGGCTGCTGCGGTAGCTGCCTCACCTGCCGCTGTGGCAGCGGATTCAATCACAGCGTCAAGCTTAGAGTCGTGATATCTTTCTTCAATGATTCTATCAATCTCTTGCTCATCAAGTTTGAAGATGTTTTTATATACCCATCGCTTTGAGAAGAACCCTTCTGTTGCGGCACCAGCGATGTCAAATCTAGTTCTCATGTGCTCCAACTCTTGAAGTTCAGCAATCTTAGATGGATTGTTTAGTGACAATTTGAAAGACAAAAGATCATCACCTCTATACCCTAGTGTGTATAGGTGAACAACCGCCATCTTATGAAGCTCTGCGATAATAACTCTTTGCAGTCTTTGAATGGTTCTAGCAAATCGAATATCTTTTTGCGCCAAAGTTGCTTTGTCTTCCATAGCATCTGACTGTGCCAAATAAGCCTTTGGAATCTTAAGTGCTGAAAACAACTTGTCCCTAAGATACTGGACGTCTTCAATAGCACTGGTAAATTGTCCACCAGCTAAAGTTTCAACCCTTGATGAGTTGCCGGCTCTAACAGGAATATAATAATCCTCATCAATGCTCATCGCATTGTAACGAAGATCCACCCTACCAGTATCAGCATCAACGATTTGGTTTCGCTTCATTTGAGTTCGCACTTGCTCAATGTATTGCTCGACTTCTTGCGGCGGGATGTTGCCCACGTCAATGTAAAAAACACGACGCTCTGGGGAACGCACCACCCGGTAAGCCATCATGGCATCTTCAATTAGAGTAAGCTGTCTCCAGATTCTTCTTGCTGGCTCTAATACTGACGTTCCATACGGGGTATATAATTCATTTCCCAGGACCCTAAAGTGTGCAATCTGCCAGTTCTCGAAGGTAACTCCCGAAGGCGAGTTTTGTCCCCCGCTCCAAAAGTATTGAATGTAATTTGGGTTGGTCGGGTCTGTGCCCTCGACTCTTTCGCACTCTCTTAGCGGCAGCGGCACCACGTTTGTAATACCAAGTTCTTCATCAATGTCAAGATATAAAAAATAATCTCCGTATTTACAAGTTGACCGAGCCCAGCCAAATAAGTTAAAGTCAATGTTCAGCACACTATACAACAAAACGTTTATGATGTGCTTAATCTCTTGGTTTTGACAATCAACCCTAACGATTGGGGAGATCTCTGAAGAAGTTGTAATCTCATCGGCGTACACATCTAACGATGACGCAATCTCTGGCATATATTCCATTTGATCAAAGTCAGCATATCGATACTCACGATTCTGCTCAGACAGTTGTTTGCTTTGCAGAGGTTCAAATATATTATAATATTCTTTTTTCTTGAACTCTTTGCCCGTGCTAGTAGTAAAGGTGTAGTTCTTGATACTAGTTGATTTTAGGCGCTTAACCTGTTGCTTATTGTAGTTGACAATAGGACCACTGAATAGTCTTGTCAGCCTCTTAAACAGGGTAGCTTGTTTGTTTCTTGGGTTACTGTTGTCTGCCATTTCCTATCCCTTATAAATCCAAGGTAAGTAATTACCTCTAGGGCTGGGCTGTTTTCTCTTATCCGAATATCCTGCCATACCCTTAATTCTAGTATCTAGTTTGCTACTGTCAGATCTCCACGCTGTAAACATGGCTTTTCTTTGCTCTACGTCTCTTTGATTAACTGTCAATGCCGTATCCCTAATCCAACAAGCTATTGCCAAAGCAATAACCAAATCATCATTATAACCTCTCATACCTTGCGGTCGCCCATTGTGCCAAATGAAAGTCTTAATTTCATTAACCGTTCGTAAAGAGTTCAATGTAAGTAGTTTATTTCTGACGAACTCTTCAAGTTTTGATATAACAAGAGGTCGAGTTTTCATAGACATTGTAAAACCTGCTACCCCACCTCTTGCTTCAGCCGTAGATCGATCAACAAATTCGTGCGTCGCTTTAAGACTGTAGTAGATGTTATCATAACCTATCTCTTCTATTTTGTTTAACACACCATAGTCGTGATTATTTTCAATAACCAGCAGTGCATTGTTGTACTCACTAGCCATGCTAACTAAAAGAGGAGCAAACATATCAGAGGTCACTTTACCTTGATATTCTGCAACTTGTTCTAAGGTGTCCAGTCTAATAATTTGTGCAACACTAAAGTCACTACCGTCACCTCGTGCAACGTCAGCACATAAAAGATATTCTGCCCCTTCCTCAACAGGTTTCCAGATCCAATAGTTTCTATCAAAACCGGTTCTGTGTTGTGGCTCAGAACAATTATCTAACAATCTTTTTATATCATCGCCCGATACAACTGTATCACCGGATGCGTTAAAGTTGCATTCTAACTCTTGAGCTATTTCTCGGGCGGACATGTTTCTTGTCTCTTTTTGAAACCATTTTTCGTCTCTATCTGGATGCACTGACCAAGGTAACTTAATAGTAAAGAAATCGTTTTTACTCTCAATAGCCTCGTTGTAAGTTTTATGAAACCAGTTGCCAACCCCATTAGGTGTAGACAGTGCGATACACCGACCACCTGTTGACAGAGTGGGGTAAAGACCAGCCCACAATTCATCCATACCTTCAACAAAAGCTGCCTCATCCACAACCAAAAGAGACAGCGCCTCCGAACGACCAGCATCACCAGAGGTCGAGGAAGCCTTGACTTGCGACCCATTACTTAACTCAAACGAGGTTCTATTATTAATGCTGATGTCTGCAATCTTCAGCCAAGGCGGCAAGTGCTTATGAATTGATTTGATCTTCTTAACTAAGTTTGTAGCTGTGCTTAGTTTTGTTGCAACGACTAAAACGTTCTTTTCTCGCTGAAACAACATTAGCCAACAAACATAAGCGGCAACCGTTGTTGAGATACCTAGCTGCCTAGCTTTTAAGATGACACTAAATCTATGTTTTGTAAAATCATTTAGTGCCTGTTTCTGAAAATCATATAGATCAAAAGGTATCAAGCCCCTCATGGGCTCAGAAATTCTTGCGTAGGTATTAGTAAAGTAAACAGGGTCTCGTCCACAGCGGACGATCTCTTGCATTATCTCCTTTTTTGTAAGAGACATTTACGCTTCTGGCGTATCAGGATTCTTCTTCGATGTGTCGTTTGATGGTCTCTTATCAGATGAAAGCTCCAAGAACTTCTTGAAATTGTCATCAAGCCTGTCTTTATCTGATCTTTGACCGATAGGATCGACTCCCTCTACGCCTCCAATCTTGTATGCTTTCTGTGCCTGAATCCAAGTTCTAACACGGGAAATACTTTGTGCATCAACTCTAGCCTCATCGATAGGCGACAAAGTTACAGATCCGTTACCAAGTCGTCTATATTCTTTTTTAAGATACTTTAGAATATCTGCAAAGCGTGCTTCAACTTCATTAACAAGTTTGTTGGGTGGGTGCATATCTTTCATACTCATCTCTGAGTGATAAGAAACAACCATTTGATCTGCGGCAAATCTAATTTTGAATCCATCAAGTGCTGCCTTATCATAGATCCCTCTGCCACTTTCTCGCTTTAGACCTAGTTCCAACGGATCACCGTTCTCATCTAGAGCACCATCATATGCGTTTGCTGCTGCTTGAGCCAGACCTTTTACAACATCATTAATATTAGCCATGCTGTTTCTTTCTCCTCTTCAATGCGATTTGTACTCGCTCTTCGTTAGGTCGCCATCCCTCTTGCCATCTTTCTTCACGGTCGTGAACAAATTCATAATAGCAATCTTGACAACACTTAAACCTATTCATATATAGGTCGTCTTTCATAGAAAATGAATATGTTTTACATACAGGGCAAGTCCTATCGTATTTTCTTTTGCTAGCTTTTTTTGAAATGAGAATACCATCAACATCTACCTTGTCCTGATTGGACTCACTTTTAATAAGAGTTGCGCTCTTTAGTTGCTCTAAGTATTCTTTTTCTTTTTGCTCATCCCACTCAGACCTAAAATCTTGTACTGTTTGTTTGCCGTACTTTTTAGCGATCGCCTTTTCTACTGATGCGACATATTCCCAGTCAAGTTTTTTGCTCACTGTGGATACACCGCATGTACGATACCAATAGAGACACCAACCCCCACTGTTAATCCAGTAAGCAAACCAACAACACCTCTATTCCTGTCAAACCAAGAGTTGTTTTTTCTGAGTTGTTGCTCTAACTTAGTTATGGATAATTTGTAGGTCTCTTGCATCTGGGTGCATACTTTTTTATCCACTTGACACTCAGCCATCTTAGCGTTAGTATCAATCTTTTTCTGGAGCATAGTGCGAAAGTCTTCCTCGCTCATTAATATGCCAACATAACTACTACCATCTTGCTCAACAACCGCTGGGCGAGGCTTGAACTTTACAACCTCTGCCGCAGCGGCGTTGAACGAAAGTAGTAATGCGAGTGCAACCGTTATCTTCATTTTACTTTAGAAACTTTTTCAAGCCCTCAATGCGTTTGCCGGGTCGCTTGAGACCGCTAACCAAAGTGTAAGTTACAAGCTTGTCTCGCTTGGCATCCTCATAAATACCACGATGCACGATAGCTCCACCGGTCAAAGCTGCCAAAGTATCAAATCCAAACTCGATGTTATCCATTAGACCCACAGTCTCCTCAAAGATAACTTCGCCACCCACCACAATACAAGCGGCACCTGATGCAGTGGTTAGATCAAAACCCTCCGCAAGAAGAGTCTTCTCTAGGTTCTTTTTAAGAGCAGTCGAAACAGCAGTTTCATTCTCTGGTTCTTTAACTGTGGTAACACCCATAATCATACAGCCTGGTTGTTTCATAATGCTATCGTAATCTGTAGCGTCGAAGGTCGTATACTCAGAGTCCTTGTTTGCCAAGACGTTGAAGACATGAAATAAACCAGCGACTGTGTTGTTAATGGTCTTCCAAAATTTCTTAACCGTAAGTTTAGGGTAAAGCTTTTTAATCTTTTCGTTGTCCACCATAATGAGTGGAGCAATCTGTCCCTTTTCTGCGAGCCCGCAAAGTTGAGTGATTCGATTGTGGGCATTTTTTGCAACGGTTGGTGATGCCGACTCGCCAGCCGTTGGTAGTGATGCGACTACACCAACTCGCTCATCTACGTTCTCAACACCAATGTAAGTAAAGTACTTCTTTGCCACCTTGATGAGAGTGTTAACCGTTCCGCCACCAGAACCACCAGAAACACCAAGACAGATCAAGATACGATCAACGTTGTTCCCGAAGATCTCACGGAACTTATTGAATACTTCTTGCTCCTTACGTTCGATAGCAGCTTCGGCTTTAGCTTGGTCTTTGCCAGCACCCTGCTCGCCATGCTCATCAACTAAGAACTTTTGGTTTTCTGGTAAGTCAAGCCCATTCAGGTCTGACTTCGCTGTGTTTACGGCAACAGTCTTGGTGTAACCCATATCATAAAATGCTTTTGCCATACGTCCGCCGCCTTGACCAGCGCCAACAATTGCGTATACCAAAGCACCACCTGATTTGTCCTCAACAGACTCTTCCTCTTCATTTAGTTCGGGATCATAATCCTCGATATCTAATTCAGGAATATCTAAATCAATAGTCATTTGGTTCTCCTTTTTTTTGGGGCTGCTTTCGCCCTTTTTGTTTTTGTTTTTTTTTGCGTAGGCTTAATTGCTTCGGCTTTTGCCACTGCTTCTTGCGCCCTCATTTGATTTTGTTTTATCAGTTCAATAGCTCTAGCTTTTTTGGCTTCTTCGATCTCAGCCGCTAATTGCTTTTGTTGCTCCAATGCAATCGCAACTCTTTGCTTTCTTCTTTTCGGTGCTGGCATAACCTATCTCCATCAAATATCTAACTCTTCGTGAAGTCTAATAAGTGCGTTTAGTCTGTCTTCTCGATTGTCTATCTTCTTTGTATCTTGCAGACGACTCTCGAATACTTTCTTAACCGCACCTATCTTATCCTTCTCTAAGTCAGCCCTTAACTTACTTTCTTTAGCATGGATCTTTACTTGTGTTAAGACATCATCAACAACAGTTTCATTTTTTTCTGCTGGCTTAACCAAGCGATACATATAATAGGCAACTGCAACAAGCAGCAAAGCTGCCGCTACAGTTGACCAAAAATATTGCTTTACCTTAAGTTTAAGCCAGTTCATTTACCGTGCTTCCACTTGGATGCAATATCTGCTGCGCCTTGAAGCCCAATGTAAGCTAGCGAAACAGCAACCCACTGATCACCAGTAAGCATACCAAGTGGTAAAAGCACAGTAGAGGTGCCCCACACAATTAACTTTCTTGACGCCCATTTGCCGAGCAGTTTGTCAATTTTACCTGCCATTATTTTTCCTCAAGTGCAAACGGTGCTTTGGGTTCATTCCAATCAATCTCGCCTTGGGCTAAAGCCTTGGCGGCAATCTTGTCTGCGTTAGGAACTCTTTTTGGATCAATCACAGGCATATCGACTCTATCAGGAGCGCCGGCAGGCAACTCGAAAGATACTTGCCCAAGATTATCTACGAACTTCTTCACGGCGGCGTCAACTGCTGCGTCGCCGTCCTCACCCGTAAATTTCTTCAAAGCCGCCATCACATCAGCAGGCTTCATGAACTCGTTGCCCTCGCTAGCCAGTTTAGTTAATTCTTGTCTGATTGGAGCTTCCTTAAATTGGTCGAAACCACCAGTGCCCTCTTTACCTTGCATAATACCCAGCTTACCAACGGTGATTGAGTTAAGCAATCTAATTAAGTCAGTGCCTGGGAAATCCACTGCGTAGCCACCAACTTCCTTAGAGGGATCAACCATACTCGTTGCAACCCATCGATGGTGACCATCCATAATATGATTATCACTACTAATAAACGCACCCAAGTTACCACCAGTCGGCATTTTTCCAGCGATCATAGAAATAGCCATACCCATAGCCTTTCCAATATTCATGCTTGACTGAGATGGTTTTAACTGAGACACTGGGAATGTAGCGTTTGGCTTGACATCAATAACGTCATCAGTCTCACTACCATCCTGCCTACCCTTGGTCACATTTTGTTTGGCATCGCTCGCATCAGCGGCAACGTCCGAAAGCTTAAGAGGGAACTCTTCTGGGTCCACCTTCTTCTCGTTGAGCAATACTTTTCTAACTGCCCTACTGACAGACTCTCTTAAAATTTGTTTTCTTTTGGATTTTAAAACTTGTTCTTTAATAATTCTAGCGAGTTTTTGCTTGTTAATCTTTTTCATTTTTTCTCCCAATTAGGTTAGCTTCAGCATTGCATTCATAAATTTATCAACGGACTGGTCACCTATTTGCTTGCTCTTTAGACTAAGCAACATCTCTTCAACGCCATCAAAACCACGCTTTGAACCTTTTTCTTTCAAGGCGTTAAATTCAGTCATAGCTTTAGCAATAAGGTTTTCATCGTAAGGGGCTGTCCCACCTTTAGCAAAAGCCTTTGCCATGTTTGAAAATAATTGTGGAATGGCTTTTGCACCCATGCCTGACATTGCTCCACCAATTTCATTAAAAGCTTTCTGAAGCTGTCCGGTGTGTTTATCGGGATTATCTAAAGCAACAACATTGCCCTTCTTTTTCTTTTTTCCGAAGAGTCCACCTAAGAATTCGTCAACACGACCTTCTTTGATAACTTTCCTACCTACCTCTTGGTAAATCGCTTCTCTAATAACTTTGTGTAAATCAGACTTTTTAAATTTCATTATCAATAACCTCCCCAGGCTAAAATAAATAGTATGTTTATATCGTTTTCGCCCGCCTATGAATTTGAACGTCGCCTGCTCTAATTCTGTATTCCTGCCCATCGCAAATAATAGTTGCTATTTTTTCCCAAGTATGGTATTGTTTAAGTAAACCAACACGCCACTTGGAATAGACAGTTGGGCGATGTAACCCAGCGCCGTGATCTAATATTTCTCTGAATCTAACGAGGTCGCCGGCTTTCATATTTCCGTACCCTTTCTAGGAAAATCTGACGATTACCTTCTGTGTTCATAGAACTAATCTCAGTTGTAGGACAATCAAGTGACTGGTGCATTGGTGCTTTTATTGTTCTACCTAAATCTTTTACGCCCACAGACAAACCACAAGTGGGTGATCTAGCTATGCCAATAAAACCAACAACTTCATCGTAACGCTGCTCTATTTCTTCGCACTTGTCTTTAAGTTGCCTGTAAACCTCTCGCTTACCAGCAAAGGCTTTTATGTCACCATCAACTGAACGTAATCTTATAGTTGAACGTGGAGTGCCAAACAATTCGTGCTCTGGACACACAGGCACAAGCTCAAAGCCGTTAGCTTCTGCCCACTCATATATTTCTTCGTTCCGGCGATTGCTGCCGTTCCACCTGACGTTTTCGCCATACACACAAGCACTAATAAGTATTTTCAATTTTCTTATGCTCTGCTTTCATAGCTAGGTAATCCTCGTTCTCTCGTGCCTCTTTCCAGCAACTATAAAAAACCCTAGCACTATCAGCTTTCTCGCAAGTCAGAGCGTCTGGCTCTTGTGGTAAAACACTGCCATCAGTAGCGTATTTCTTTCCATCTCTATGGTTAGCATATCTACGAGCACGAGTGAAACCCATGTGTAGAAACTTCTTAGCCATATCTGCACCAACAAAATCCCCTTGCTCCACGAAGTCGTAAAACATCTTTAAGATTATCTGACTAGAAACTTCTGCCTCTGGAACAGTCTTGAATCGCCAGTGAGCACAGATCTCTGACTTATAGGGCTCGCAGATTAGGACACCCTGTTGTCCTCTACCAATATGGTACAGGTGCGGATTCTGACGATAGTCAACTTCAGGGTTCCACTTCTTAAAATAATCTTTACTAATCATTCTATCTCTTTCAAATATTTCTGCGCTCTTGCTAAAGCCCTAATACTATCCTTGAATAACCCAAGTCCACGATTACATTGATGACACAAAAATCCTCTGAACTTATTAGTGACGTGGCAATGGTCTAATACCCAAACACCAGCCCAACCTCCTGTGCCTTCTAACTCCTTTTCATCTCTCTGGCATATAGGGCAAATGTGATCTGGCGGGGCTGTGCCATGTTTTTCTTTTAGCAACCTACGCTGGCGAGACAGTTCATTGTTACACTTTTTGCACTCTGGTCGGTATATGTTCTTTCCGCCGTGGGCACGACTAAAACAAGAAAGATCTAAAGATTGTCCACATTTACTACACTTCTTCTTATTGGTTGACATAAGCATACCCCGATTGACGCTCAATGTCAATAGTCATATCGGCAATATCTTTGAGACTATCCAAGTGAGTAATCAAAAGCACAGTCTTGTAGTAGCCCTTAATCATTTCCATCACTCGCATAAAGCCTTCAAGGTTTTCGGCGTCCAACGCTGTGCCTGGCTCATCCATAATCATGATGTCTGATTTTGGTAGGGTTGACACATTGGTTAGGGCGATACGGATGGCAATTGCTGCTAGCGTTTTCTCTGCTCCAGAAGCCATCTCTAAAGGTCGTGCTTCGTACTTTGGATGCTTGATGAAGATGTCTAGCTTATTCTTTTCTGCCTCAAAGAAAATATCAAAATCGGTGACGTTGGCAAGCACCGTACTGACCTCTTCATTGATAAGAGGTAGCATCCGCTTCACAACATCATAACTGATACCATTAGGATGAGTACACCGCATAAACAAATCATAGGCAGCGTACTCTGTCCGCAGGTCTTCCAATTCTTGCTGCTTCTCTTTGATGTTCGCAATTTGAGTTTCAATACCACCGTGTGATTTTACTAGGTCAAGCACCTTGGTTTCACAGATGGCAATATCGCTTTCCATCTTGATGGCTTTTTCCTTGAGGTCATCCTGTTCTTTGATAAGACCTTCTCGATTCTCAATTGCCTCCTTGTTCGTTTCATACAAATCAATCTTGGTTCTGATGTTTGTCATTTCGCTGGTGAGAAGATGGATTTTATTTTTTATCTTTGCAAAAGATAGGTCAAGGTTGGTTGCTTCAGTACAAAGATCAGCATGTTCTTTGTCTCTGCTGATGTACAGTTTCCGCTCTGCTTCCAGAGTTTTTACGTCCATATCTTCCAGCTTAGCTGTCAATTGATTGTGGCGGCGCTTTAAATTAGTAAGCGTCTTCTTTACCTCTTGAAGAAGCTCCTTAGCTTCATAAGCATCTTTGATATATTTGCGGAGACCGCAGTCAGGACCGCAAGGTACTTCGTCAAGAGCATCGAGCTTCTTTTTGTAAACTGCTTGATTATTTTCTTCAAGCTTAATCTGGTTCTCAATGTCTCTAAGGTCTTTTTGTAAAACCTCACATCGATTAATTTGACTTGCAAGTGTATCAACGTCTGTGGCATCTAAAAGCTTTTTTAGGACTTTGGCTTGCGCCAAAACATCTTTCTTTTGCTTTTTGGCTTGCGTTGATTTGGTATTGAGGTCTGCTGATTCTTGCTCTGCTGTCGCAAGTCTTGCTGTCTCTTTTCTAATATTAATAAGTTCAACAGGGGCAGATGCGAAAAGTCCATCAATCTCTCTCACTCGTTCGGAAATGGTTTCTAACTGTGTAGTTAGTTTAGCACATTTCCTTTCTTGTGTTTCCCTTGCTTTTTCATTATCGGTCAGTTGTCCGAGGAGTTGCGTAATATCTTCATCAAAATTATTATCTTCCAACTTTTTCAGGAGGGCACGGGTCTCAATACTATCGTTCTTGGATAGTTTGAACTTCTTCTCAAACTGGTCAAGGTCCAAAAACTTGGCAAGGATTTCCTTGCGCTTGGTTGAGCCCTCGTTGATGAAAGTCATTGCACCCATCTGGCTGGACATGCTGGTCAACAGGAAGTCGTCAATGCTACCAAAGATTTTACGGATAGCTTTGTCGGTGCCGTTACGGTCCAGCGAGTTGAGGCTGGTTTCCTCATCAGTGGCTGGATCAATCACAACAAATTCCACATCAGTCTTAGCTTCCTCTGTTTCCTCCCCATGGAGTTTTCGAGTATATTTCTCTGACTTCCTCTCAATAATATAGTTCTTGCCAGCGATGTCAATTTCAACTCGACCATATCCAGACGGTTTGTTCTGATTAATAATATTAAGATTCTTACGACTGTTCTTGCTGATTGAGTTATACACTGTGTAGAGCATACTGTCAACGACAGAACTCTTACCTGAATAGTTTTTACCGAAGATGCCAACGACGCCATTAAGTTTATCAAAGTTGACAGCATTACCCTCTCCATAGTTGAAGAGGTTGTCCCATTCCATCTTCTTCAGAGACCATTCTACGTTTCGCAGTCCTGCCTCGTCGCCATTAACATGTGCGTCATAACGTGAGTTAAGCTGAAATACTTTTTCTAGTGTCTTATCATCGGGTTCGTATTCTTTTAGATACTCTCGAATAAGGCGCTCTTGAACTGCTTGATCCCGCAGGTTCTCTGTGTTGCCAAGGTCGTCAACGTTTACGCTATCCCGTTTGAGACCAGCCTTGTTGACGAACGATAGGCTCTCGGGCTTGAAGCGGGTTTTGACAATATCCATCACACGGCGGATTTTGTCTAGCGAGACTTTGTGGTGTGTCACCACACGCAGTCGGGCACCCTCTGGGATATCCAGCTTGCGTGGGATGTTCCCCTTCGCTGTCATCTCAATTGTCATAAAGGGTTTAATATTTTCAACGAGACAATGCTTAACTTCATAGTCAGTCTTGCTCTTGATGTCCCAGATTAAAAAGCCCTTGTCGTTTGTCTCACCATGGTTTTGCTGGATAGTAGAACCACAATAACGAATGGTGCCACTCTCGTTGAGGACTTGGTTAGTCTTGTGGATATCACCCAACATAGCGTAGTCAAACTTATCAAACACTGAGATGTCATGATCGCCGTGGTCCATCACCCAACCGAGGTCTGTTTGACTATTATTAATTGCTCCGTGATAAAGAGCGATATTGATTGCATTAGGATCAGACGGATCTTCCCAATTAGTCTCATCAAAGATTGACAAAACGTTTAGGGTCAAGTCGTCTTCCAACTGAACCTCACCTGAGTACTTGTGTAGGATTAGGCTTGGGTGATTGAGTGCTTCCACAATCGGAGTGATAGCATCTTGGCGAGCAGCGTTCCGTAGGTTGCCGTCATGGTTCCCAAGAATAATATGGGTCTCGGCGATGTCAGCCAAGTTCTTTAGGAAGTCTGTAGCTAACTCAAAGTACTCTGGCGAGAGTTGTGTTTTTGTGTGAGCCAAGTCGCCAGTATGGACGATGTAGTCTACATTTTCTTTTCTCAGGGTTTCATATATATGCTCAAATGCCTTACGGTACTCGTAATGGTATTTCAGATTTTTGATATGGGTGTCCCCAAAGTGTGCTATTCTCATAGTGTCCTCTTGTTTAAATTGCTAAAGCGGCACGCAATAGAAATGTATCAGAATCAAACGGCTCCGCTGCCTTTTTTCTGGCTTGGTATTCTTGCTTTGTCATTTCACCTACATCATTATACGGAGCGATAGGTACTTTATATACCTCTAAGTCATATTGTAACAAAGCTTTGATCAATCGTAAAGCCTTCTTTTCAGCATCAGGATCAAGTGCAACATAAACTGGTGTGTCATTATAAGCTAGCTTTTGAAACAATTTACTTTCTTCCCTGAGTGTAGATCCAAGCAATGGAATAGAATTTGGTCCTGCCACGATCGCATCAAATACACCCTCAACTAGTGACACATCTGTAGTCCAATCGACATACAGATCATTAAATATGATATCTTTATTGCCGGGTCCATTAAGGTAGGGTGGCCAGTTGTCCTTAGTCCATGACCTAGCCGTGAAGAAATTGCAATAACCCTCTACACCAAAGCTAGGAATAATGATCCTGTTTTCATACTGACCGACCGCACAGTAACCAATCTTCCATCTGAGAATATCCTCTTTGGTAATTCTTCTTGATCTCAAATAGGACAGAGCCCTATTGTCAAGAACACTTGGGACACCTGTAAGTGTCTTAAACTCTGCGGGCAAATCAATTCTTTGCTCTTGTTCTGTCGCTATCTCAAACAAGTTGTCAAGATCGCCTGTGTGTGCATCACCCTCTAGATCTCTCCAGGCGTCAAGGTGTTTTCGAGTACCCCATCGCCTTACAACCCTTTTAATATTTTTGGTGCGCCAATCACACACCCAACACTTAGCTACGTTTTTCTCAAAGTTGATCGATAGCTTTTTCTTGTGGTGCCCGCAGCAAACCGAAGGATATAGATATTCTTGGTTTTGACGACTTGGGGTCCCAAGAATATCTGTCACGATTCTTTGTTTTTTAATTGTAATCATACCCAATGATATATGAGCACAGCTTTTATGTCAAATTTTATTTTGTCTTAACTGGCAGGGGCTACTGCGTCAAGTGCCCTTTTACTAGCATCTGAGAATTTATCAAGCATTGATTGTCCTTTTTCCTCTGGTGCTTCACCAGCCGCAGGCTGATCCGTTGATAACGCCCTAAGATCTGTAAACAACTTATCCATAGTCTGTTCGTTTCTCGCCTCTTCGGGGATAGTTTGATAAATTTGTTGCGCCAGTTGTTTAGTATCAACGCTAACAGTGACAGCGCCTCCAGCAGTTTCCATCTCATCTTGCTCCTGCAATGACTCGTAGTGCATTCCATGTTCAGCTTTGTACTCAAGATAATGTTTGACTGATCCAACGTAGTCTGCAATTTTTGTTAATTTACTTTGCACCCAAGCTGGCAACTCAGCATCGTCTGGGACATTATCGTAAATTTCCTGTGCATACTGCATAGTCTTATACATCTGTTGTCTAGCCATAGAACCCTCGTGATCGCCATGATCACGCTTCATCATAGAAGGTCCAACTCCACACATCTCATCGATCTGCTCTTTAATCATTTTGACTAAAACGTCTTTATTTAATTCTTTCATTTCTTTCTCCTGTTCTTAGGAGCCTCTTTCTTTTCTTCAGGCTTCTTTTCCTCTGGCTTTGTGTCGGCTGGTTTTTCTTCTGGTTTCTCTTCCGGTTTTTCTTCGGGCTTCTTTTCTTCTGGTTTTGCTGCTGGTTTCTTTTTTGGCTTATCTTCTCTGTCAAGAAAACCTGTGGTGCCCTTAATCTCGGGTCCCTTATCTACCTTAGCCTTAACCCTGGTGCCTTTCATTTTCATTATGGCATCTGCTTCTTCTTTGCCTTTTTTCCTTGCTTTGCCCATCTCATCAGTAAAAGCTTTTGTACTGGCACCAGCGCCAGCTAAGGCTCCAAGCGCCTGAGCCGCAACACCAGCACCAGCAGCGCCAACGTCCCCTGCTGCGCCTGCCACATCTTTACCAACCTCACCTGCTAAAGCTCCGGGTGCGGAATATTTGATCGCTCTCTTAGCACCTTGAGCTTTTCCAACCCCTCTGCGTATTGCACCTTTGGCAGCCGTTGCTCCTCGCTTAACCGCCTTAATACCTTTAGCTGCTGCCTTCACACCTGTCTGCACGGCTTTCTTTTTTGCTGCCTGATATTTTTTTCTGGCTTTGCCTGCTGCCTTAGCGGCTTTGACTGCCTTGCCCACCATGCCTTGCTCGATTAGCACATAGGCTGTCTCTTCAGCAACAATAGCAAAGAGGTCTGACTCAGAAAGAATCTTTTCTCTCTCCTCACGAATAACTTTCCTAACTTGACCTTCCGTCATTAGTTTTGTCATTTTTTAGGTTCCTCTTTTGCTTCGGGCTTTTCTGCTGGTTTGGCAGCAGGGGCGGCTTTGGCTTGTCCTAAATCTTTGTATTTTGATGGATCAAAACCCTTCGGCAAGGAATACCATGATGGAACATCCCCGGCTGCAACTTGTGCGGCTAAAGGTGTTAGTTCCCCAGTCTTAGGATCGTACAAGCTTGCAAAATCTGTTTGATTACCGACTGTTCCTTGTGCTTTTTTCTCAGCAGCCATTTGTAGTTTAGATTGTTCTTCCCAAGCTGACTGCATTTTGGGGGATTTAATCCAAGTTTCAAAGTTCTTATCGTCTATGTTCGCTATCTTATTAGCAAAGACACCTAGCTCTTTCTTTTCTTCTGGGTTTAACATCTCTCTACCATTGATCACCCCAGGTGCAATTAATCTTTCGGGACTTCTAGTATACATTGTATCTGCTACTTCTTTTCTAACTCTAACATTGCTATTTGCTTTCTTTAGTTTGAATGAAAGTAGCCTGTCTAGGTGAGGACCATACTTCTTCCAATAATACTCGTCAGGTGCGTCAAGTTTAGCTGTTGCTGTTTTGCCAAATGCTGATTTATCCCTTTGCATTAAAGCGTTGGCAACTCCATTAAGTTTATTTACTTGTCCTCTTGCCTTCAACACTTGCGACAAAGCCCTCTTCTTTGCGGGATCTTTTTCTTTTTGCAACGCCTTCTTAAGTTGAGCCTCTTTTTCTGGAGTCATTTGCATTGCCTCTTTTTCTGCTGGGCTGCCGCCGGTTGGTGCGGCAGCACCCCCACCAACGGTTCGTTGTGTTGCTTGGATTGCACCCTGTCTCTTCTCTTCATAAGCCTTAATTTCTTCTGGGCTCATGTCAGCTTTCTGTTCGTCTGTTAGTTCTGGCGGAACATCTGCGGCTGCGGCTGCACCACCAGTCGGCTGTTCTCCGCCCTCTTTAGCTTTCTTCTCACTAGCCTTCATAAGAAAGCCTAACTTTTCGTCAAACATCTTGTTAAGACCTTTTAACTCAGCGCCCACCTTCTTAAGATCAGCAGCATCAGAATCGAGCAAGAATTTAGATAGAGTTGACAACTGCGGGATAATCGTACCTGCTAAAGTTTCGGCGTTCTTTGTGACATCGGCAAAGTTGTTAAGTGCCATACCTGCTGCGCCACCAAGTAATTGTGCTGCCTCTACGCCATAACCGCCTGCTAGTGCTGCGCCTGCGGCAGCCCCAACACCTTCAAGTCCCTCTACATCTCCTGATGCAATTTTTTCACCTGCATCAATAAGTGCATCCTGACCGGGTAATCCGCCTAGCAAATCTTCTACCTTGGCGTTCTGTCCAGCCTCCATCGCAGCGGTTAACTCTTTTGCTACTTCTGGGTTATCTTTAAGATATTGTTTTGTATCTTTGCCCAATTGGTTCATGGCTTTCTTTGGGTCTTTCATCATACCCGCCGCAAAGGCTTTTAGACCGCCGACGGAGGGTCCGCCAGCTTTCGGCTTTTCGCCCTCTGGTGCGGGAGCATCCCCGGCAGGAGCATCCCCTGCGGGAGCATCGGCTGCTGGTGCTTCTTCTCCCTGTGCTTGTTCGGCTTTAGCGGCTTTTGCTTTTTCTTTTTTAGCTTGGGCTCTTGCTTTCTTTCTCTGCGCTCTACCCCTTTTACTTTTCTCGTCAAGAATCTCTTGATCTGGGTTCGCAAGAATTTCTTCGATCGCAGCTTGAATCTGCCTCTTGCGCTTTGTCGCTTTGATATTTTCTAAAACTCTTTGTTTGAGCTTGTCTTTAGACATTTTCATAAATTATGAGCCTCGCAAAATAAATAGTTACTTAATCAACTAAAACTATCTTCTCGGACAGAAATCCTTCATTGTCTTTATTCCGTAGAAGAAACTCACCCGCCCTTGCGATAACAATAGCATCGGCTCTATCGTCAGTACCCTTTTTATAGTTCTTGCCACCACGAGCCATTTCGTACTTAAACGCTGTCTTTTCTTTTTCGATTACAGCTTCAACAACCATCTTCTTTCTTTTTGGTCCCTTGGTGCCTCGTGGAAATGATAAGCCATACAAAGACCTAGCTGTATTAACATTCAAGTAGGTGGGTTGCAAACCAAACGTGTCATAACACATCCACGATACGATACCATTAAACTTTGCTAGCTTAACAATTGTATCGGCACGAGATCTTCCTGGGATAAACCTCATCAAAGCTGTTTCGACAAACAAGTTTTTAATATCATGGTTGTTTCCGATTTGCCACAACTCTGAGCCTACAAGTTCCGCTTTTGAAAAAACACTGTCAATTTTTGTCAGGTCAATATGTTCGCTAACAATTAGATCTTTTGTCTCAGGATCTACGATCGCTACACCAACCACGCTAGTGGATATATCTAAACCAAGTATCATAGTTTATATTCTATTACAAGTCAAGCTTAAGTTTAAATGTATAAGAGTCTTCTTCTCTTTTTCTTATCGGCTGCGCTAACTTTGCAATAGCAATTAAGTTTCTATTTTCGTCATAGATGCCAACCTTAGAAATAAATGTCTGCTTCTCAAAACTAGCAGTTGTATTAGTAAAAGGACTTTTGGCAGTGTTTTTGATTGGTATCTCGTCGTCCTCAACAAAACTGGCTGAGTTGTTACTGGTTAATCTAACAGACCCACTTACGCTACTAGAGATAAAAGTTGGGTTTAAAGAATTGTTTAGTTCGCCCCGGCTAGCATGAGCCATCATCGTCACAACCGGCACCGTGTGTGTCCCTTTAAACTCTAGGGAAAAAACAGTTTCTCTAGGTTTATTTGTTCCTTGGTGGTGTGATCCAAAATAAATCCAACTGGCAGTTACACGAGCAGCAGTACCCGTGTAAGTGTCATTGACTGCCGCTACCGTATCGCTTGAAGTTAAAGCCAGGAACCCCTCACCATACAGAGCTACACCAACAACTGAACCTGAGTTACTGCCCGTGATACAGATCAGTTCTCCATTTCTTCTGATGTCTTTAGCTCTACCAACAAGAGTTCCACTGTGGAAAATCTTTAGATCAAGACTGCCAGGTTTAATCCTAGAACCAAACATAATACTAGGAATAGAAATCAGGTTTACGTCGCTACCTGAATAATATGTTTCGTAGTCATAGACCGGGGAGAGATATTTGTAATAATCAAAGGTTGTTCTCATAGCGTGCAACCTTAATCTTTCGCTTGCACCTAATCCATCCGACGCATTAAAAAGCTGTCGTGCTATTGAACTGGTAAGCGGATACTCACCCTGAATTGTTGAACCGTATGTTGACCCCGAAAAAGAGGAGACCGGGGTTGAGTTCAATCTGATTAAACTGCCCGCCTTTTCAATGAAGGGAAAAATCCTGGCTTCGCCTGCCGCTCTGTTTACATTATACTCATACAGATTGACGGTACCCGTTTTAATATCGATACCCTCATGTTTTCTGTTGTTTAAGTATTCCGTACCGTTCCACATCACAAATTCATATTGTGGATGTGTTCGCAGTTCGTTTACATATATGTCGTTTGGACCAAATTTACGAAGGTACGACATTCTGCACCTCCGTTAATAATCCAGCCTCACTCGAACGGTCAACTCATTGCTTGGCGTCTTCTTGAGAGGCTCACTTAGTTTGCCTACTGCCAACAACTCATTGTTAGGTCCATACAACCCAACAGTTGTAATGTAGGATACTGGCTCTGCTCTTGAATCATCTGCCTTAACACGAATCTTACTATCTTTGAGGTAAGTTGGGTTACTGCTGTAGTTGAACTCGTTTGCATTTGCTCGACAGAAATAAATCGTTGAGTTTAGTTCTGTAGTATTATTAAACGAGAGATTTCCAATACGGTGACGTAAAGCGTTACAAGCACCAGAAATAGAGGAGCTTGCAAACAACTTAAAGATTGAGTTCAGAGGACCTGGCTCTGAGAAGCCTGCCACAGATGCAGTATGTGTCATATCCATTTCTGGGAAATGGTTTTCATCAAGAATACCATGTCCAGCAATCGAAGTATCTCCCTTAACATTGTTGTGGAAAATAGAAGAACTCAACACAACAACACCAGCCTGGTAGAAGATAAGACCAACATTGTGACTTGCAGAAACAACCGCTCGGGCTTCATTACCAGTTGATGGTCCACCAGTTAAAGTATTGGTCTTAAGAATGCCATATTCCCCTGCTGGTGAATTTGTCTTGTATGACGTTTCTGCATTCGTATCAGTAATACTAAGCGAGGCACTAAACGCTTTATCGTAGTTTGGCTCTAGCCCAAGATCAATCTGGAAGCTGCCCTTCTTAATCTCATCTTTGCCAAGAAGGCGAGAAATATTAATAAAGTAACAAGATCTAATCTTTGAGCCGCCCGTAAGATCACCATCAGCGTCAAACTCACGAATGTTACCATCGGCGTCATGACCCATAAGCACTTGTGCCATTTGGTTGTAAATGTTAATCTTTGATTTCTGCTGTTTGTATCCAGCCACACTAGAGGCGCTAATGGGTGAGTTTGAACTATAACCCATCGTGAGATCAAAAATATGGTTGGCAGAAGAACTTAAGAAAGGATAATCAAAAACAGATTGAAATAAGCCGTGGCTATAATCTTTAATGTTTCTTTCTTGACCTTGTGGTCCGTAAGTACCGGAGACGATTGTACCAGTGATCGGGATTGATTCATGTAATCTATTCCTAGTATCAATAACGTCGCCGGGTAAGAGTGTTTTAAAAGTTGTAGCCATTGTTGAATCCTAATTTAAAATGCCTTTAGCAATCTTACAGGGACATCCACCCTGTAGCCTGTGGTAAACCCAGTGATTCGCACTGTGGTGTCAATGAATCTTAGACCAGTTGTTAAGCCGGTTGCGCCAAGGGTGTCTGTAGTTGTATTACCAAAAGTCGTAAATAAATAGTCGGTAGTCTCGGCATCTTGTGCTGCTTTGAGACCAAACCTAAATCTATACCCTGGTCGTCCATTAACGGCGGTATCATCTTGTTTTTGACCATTGTTATCTGTTTCAATAGTTGCAAAATATTTGTTGTCGCCCAGGTTTTCTGCGCCACCCTGGAAAGAGATAAAGTAACTTGCGATATTATCATCATCAATAAAACTTGGCGACAAAACTGGTCTAGCATTGTTAACTCTACCAGGGGCACACAAGTTAAGCAACCTATTATCAACCTCAATAATATACTGTGATTCTCTTAGTTCAGAACCAAGACCAAGTGGCTGAACTCCAGTAGCAACATTATCCAACCCTTGATCAAAAGTTAACGGGTTGTTCTTGCTCGAATCAGCATAATTTACTCCGTCAGCGAGCAACAGCCCCTGTAGCTTATCGTTTCCTAACGGAGTGCTGAACTTAGTGCTGGTAGTAGAATCAACAGATAACAAGATGGCTCCGTTAGTATCTGAAAGGTGACTGTCGCCAGTTGTCTTCATAAGTTGTGGACCTGCAACCTGATTTAACTTTTTAACCGGAAGGTACAAAAGATTATTATTAGCAATCGTTAGGAGTTTTGACTTCATGGTTGACGTGTTGTTCGTGAACGCCTCAAACACCGGGGACTGTAGAATGTCCAAGTCTCTATTTGCGCCGGCTGCGCCCGTAGCGTAAAGCTCATAGTTGACCTCATCGTCACCAAACGCAAACTTCACAATCCTAAAACTACCGTCGCCTCTAGCTAGTTGGCGTCGCCCCGTATCGGTCAAAACTGCATCTAAGATGATATCACCACTATTGTCTAAGAATGACATAATAACTCCCTTTCATATAACGAATCAAAATAAATAGTTCCTGAAAATCATTTTGTTCTACTTTATTATTCTGTGTCCCTGCCTTGGAATTGATCCAAGAACTCCTCGTAATTACCTTCTCCAAATAATTGTCTCAATCGATCCTCTAATTGAGCACCAACATCTTGAATAGATACGTTAACTGATTCTAATCTACTTCTAATTTCTTCAATCCTATCTTCAACTAACGCAGGGGTGCTCTCTTGCAAGTCGTACCTTAATCTGACAAGATCGTCAAGGGCGTCCTCTATCTTTATAATAGTTGGAGGCTTAAAGTAAAGATTTAAATCTACTTTTCTACCGGTGTCTCTCGAAGTTACCCTTACCTTAAATCTTGATCCTAAAGTTTTTTCTGGCAATTGACCAACTCTCTCCTCTGAGGCTGCTGCCTGAGTTTGTAAAACATACGGCTGTATCATGAGGAACTTTCTCATTTTCTTCGTATCTCTTTGATTCTTTGGTCTAACCGGTTTAAACGCCTGAATCGATGGCACCACCTGACCTTTATCCTCGCTTATATAAACCTTATAAATTTCTGTTGGATTAGAAATATTACCTTGCTTATCTACCGCACGGAATGTATAATAATAAGTTACGTTCGGTCTTATGTTATCAGTATAGGCTTGTCCAAAAATTCTAGTGACATCAGCAATTTTATTGCCAGCAAAAACACTATACGGTGAGCGGGGATCTGGCACAAACGTAGTGCGATACACCTCAAACCTCTCTAGATCTTCACCCTCACTGGCAAACTCCAAATGACCTTCTGGTAGGTCAAAATTTTCAAGTAATTGAGCTTGTCGAATCTGCTCAAAAAGATCTCCATCTCCGGGCTCGATTGGTATATACGGAATAGAATTGTCTTGATCGTTAACGTCGATATCTTTTGACGGAAAGATTTTATCTGTCTGTCCATTAAAGTTCATCATGATCTGGCGGCTATTGTTTTTAAACGGAACAATGTCAACAAACGGTGGAACTGGTGGTCTATCAAGAACCGTAGCAGTTGGCAAAGAAACGCCAAGTTTGCCCCCAGTCTCATACACTATAGATGATATCGGCACTTTAGCTAGCACAAGCCTGCTACGAGAGTACACATTTACTGCCATGTTCATTTCCGTATAGGTGGCATCACCATCATCAATTAGGTCTGCTACAGCCCTTGAGCGCCCTTGTCCACTTAAGAAATTAGATAAGTTTCCTTTTGCAGTATTGTACGCCTGAACAAACGTATCATTTTCATTTCCCCTGGCTACATCTGATTGAAACGGGTCTTGCTCAGATGAAAATAATCCGATCTGTCCATCTAGCTCCATCTGGCGATTGTTGCGAACATTGGCATCTGGTTCAACTTTTGAAATCTGATATTGAAGTGCAGGCGCTATCACATATGCGTAAACAACATATTTATACTTTCCACCAAACTCCACTCTTCGATCAACGTAGGTGTATTTTGTTTTTCCACCACGAACGTAGTATTTTACTCTTGGCTCTAAGTTCACCTCACCATCAATTACTTCGTGTTGGTCAATTCTATAAAATAGGACCTCTGGTTTTTTTGAGTTCAAGGTAACCTTATTTGGATCTGCGGTCCTTAATTCTTCAGCTATCGCACCCGAGTACCCATTTTGCTCTAATCTTTCTCTTTGGTTTTTTAACTTAGTCTGTCGATCAACTTCATGAGTAAATCTCCACACATTTTCATATGTCAAGTCGTCTGTAAAGTCCTCTTGCAATGATCTTATTTCAGATCGTAAGGCGGTCATTTTTATTCTGTCTAAAAAACTAACACAAGCATCTTGTTGCGGAGGCGCATCATTACCAAATTCATCTTTTACCACCGGCTCTGCGCCAAAGTAATTTGGAGGCAGCGGCTGCGGCTCATCTTGGCTTGTCATAGCTGCAAGGAATATATCTAATTCTGTTTCTAAATCAACGGCTTCAATAGTAATTTTTTCGTTCGCTGTCTTCACTTCGCCGTCGGGATTTAAAAATTGAAATGAACTATTTAAAACATATTGCCTAGCTCTTCCTGATTCCATCTTTTCAACCATTCTTGGTATGATTGTTGAAAAACCGTTAGCCTCCTCAATTTTTGTAGATAAAGATCCAAAAGACCTTCTATTAAATGTTACCTGAACATATCTTGGTAGTTGTCTTTTTCTTACTTCTGGTAACGAGTCAAAACTATCAAGCGTACGCTCGACGGTCTCCGAGTATTGATCTGGATCTGCATCATAATATCCAGCCGGCGCTGGGTAATTATACTCTGCATCCACTGTCGTGACTGCAACATTACCACCGTACCGATTTAAGAAATCATGTGTTACCTTTGAGTCTTTACACCAATCTGTTTGGAGAGCTAAAGGAATAAGCATACAGTGATACGGATTAACATACTGGTCGCCTGTTAACTCTCCAATGTTTGAAATCAATCCCTGTTGTACTTTTTCCGCACGATCTAAAACAACGGTGCGGTTAAATAAACCTGCAAATTTTCTAATAGAGGCAAACTGCCTGTACAACCTTCGTTGATGAAGTAAATATTCATTTTCCCCAAGTCTAAGATCAGCAGCTTCTGGGGATACAAATTGTGGTTTTATAACTTGAGTAATAATGGTCTGTTTTGTAAAACCCTCTGATCCACCAAGCTTTGTTCGTGTGAAAAAAAGATTGTTCTCTTCTTGAGAATTATAACTGCTATCATCACCGTCCCTGTTAACAGGACCAAAAATTATATTTACCTGTCCCTGTAAATCTAACTGTGGGTTTCTGGTCCTTATGTTAAGACTCTTTGTTCTTAGCCATGTAAACTCTCCCGAAACACCAGTCTCTCGAATAAATCTAATATCGTCTTCACCCGTAGCTCGTGTTGAACTTATGAGATCTTGTAGCCTCCTTTCTTCTGTTCTATTAAGAGTGCCATCATTCCTAGTTCTTTCTCCCGCTTCTTGTGCCCTTAATTCCTCAGCAAGCCGTTCTTGAAAATCAGCAAGAACACTTTCCATTGTTGCTCGGCGTGCTGCAACCTTAGTCTCTATTTCCTGCTCTGTTTCTTCTGAGGGTTCCGAAGGGAATGGACTAGACGTAGCCAACAACGGATCAACAGCAGCAACACTTGGCAATGGATTGGCGGAACCAGAGACCAGCCCATCGGTTAGCCTAGCAGGTGGTACAGAGGTATCAGTAAAAAAGAAAATTTTCTTTGACATTAGTAACCTCCTCCACCGCCAAAGCCTCCGCCGCCGCCGAAGCCTCCGCCGCCGATGCCGCCAGGAATGACAGGAGTAATGTTATCCACCACATCTTTAATGTCTCGTACGTTTTCTGGTGAGACTTGTCGTGGTGGTTGAACCTGCTGTGGCGGCGGGCTTGGTTGTGGTGCTGGTCTTGGCTGTCGTGCTGGTCTTATCCGTGGGGCTGGTCTTGGCAGTGGGGTTACTCTTATGTCACGCAGATCAATTTTCCTTCTTATAGCAGGAGGTGGAGAACCAGCATTAGGACCAAGCCCCATCAAAAGATCTTGCGGACTAACATTTACAGGTATCATAATTTGTTTTGCAACGTCCCTAAGTTGTAACCCAACCCTAATCTGATTTTCCTCTTCGTTCACACCAATTCTATCTCTGCCTGGATCAACCGCAGGGACGGGTGGTGGCGGAGGAGGCTGAGGCTGGGTCAACTCAATTCTCTCTGGGTCTCTTGTTTCTACTAGTCCCTCAAACTGATCAATATAATTAAACCCATGGTGTAAAATAAAATATTGATCATAAATTGGCAAATCAAAGGTATCGATCTTTTGGACTCCAAGCCGTGGATTTGTGTATGGAACTAGCCTACAAATAAAATAGTCTTGCTCAGAAATGTTAACTCTCTCTTGTGCCACGTTACCTGCTATTGCTTCTTGTCTCTCCTCTGGAACACCTTGTAAACGATCTGCTGTTCGATTAAAGCTTCCTACAAAAGCTCTGAGAGCCGCACGTCCCCCAAATAGCACCTCAAGAGGTAATGGGAGCCAGGCTTCATCTTTAATAGAATAATTTCTCTCCCCTCCATTAGTGCTATAAAATCCATCTAAGTATTCAACTCTTACAAGCTGCTTGTGATTTAACCAAAATGCTGGGAATTTGACTGGATCTTTCATTGGGTCAAATACCGACAGGGGTTGATCTCTGTCTGGAATTGATACAAACAATGAATTGAAACGATCTTGATTTCTTAATCTATCAGCCTCATCTTTATCCACATTCAACAAAGGTAACCTTACATTGTTTGAGTCTATCCCCAAGCTCATCTCAATCATCGATCTCAAAGCCAGAGGGAGGCGGTTTGCGGCTATATTGAATTCAAGGTCACGAGGATCTTCAATACCAGCGCCCTCAGCAAATCGCTTAGAAACTTTTGCAATAGAGTCAATCCTAACATTCCTTAGAGCCTCGTTTTCACCCGTCATCACAAACTGCTTAAACATGGAAAACAGTGTCCTGTCAGATATACTGGCAAACGACTCTTTAATATTTTCATCTTCTTTCTCAAGGGCTTTTTGACGAGCTTTGTTTACTTCTCTTTCTTCATCGCCAATATCATTAAACTCATTTCTTACATTTCTAGCTCTTCTAAAATTATCGTCGCCCTCATCAAGTTGCTCTCTTACACCAAAAACATCATCTGCATTCCCTTGAACACCCTGCCCCTTTCGGATGTCTTCATTAAAGGCTTTTGGGAAAACAAAAGAGAACGAACCTCTCGACAGTGCGCTTATTAGCGATGCAGTTCTATTAGCATCTTGTTCAGCTTGTTCATCCTTATTAGTTTCTTTTGTATTTCTTAGGTAATAATAATCAGAGTCCTCGTTTCCAAATTGAAGTTCCAATAAATCAACTAGCAGTTTTTTATAAACTCCATAAAGATTCCTAGTGTTGATTCCCTGGAAGAACATTTCTCCCTGCCCGGCGAATCCTCCACCAAAAGCACGGATAGATAGGGGTGTTAGAAACGAACCAGCGAGACCGCTAACCGATTGCTGCAATAAACTGTCGTCATCTGTTGCACCATTGTAAAACTTAACTCTCTCAAATCCAGTTCTTTTTCCATATGTGACTGGGTTCATGGTTCTAAACTGTGTCCCATCGAAACCCGGAGATCTACGACCATCATATACTCGATTATAATTTTCAGACGTTGTATCACGGGGTACAATATACTCATAACCACACTTGTAATATTTTCCTATTCTTACAGTTTGTTCAAACTGTTTACGAACTTTTATAGGTTTGATCTTTTGAGAACTACCTTCAGATAAGCCAGTGCTAAGACTACCAGGGTCGGAACTAAACGTAAAGTCTGGTGCTATTCTTTTTATTAGATTAACCAAAGAATTTTGTGTCACCTTATAGACATCGATCAGTGCATCAAGAGACTGAAGTGAACTTTGAATCGTACCTGAATAAGCCTCAGCCGCTAAATCTTGTAGCATCAGATAGTAGGCACTTGGTGCTTCTACTTCAATTTGCGCTATCTCCTGTTCGACAATCTGTGCGTTTCCAGCATCGGGTTGAATTTCTTGTTGTTGATTTTGCTCTTTAGCTTTTTCCTGCTTCTTTCCTTTCTTACCTTTTTCAATTGGCTTAAGAAATGGTAGTTGTTGCTCACGAGGAATTAAAGCGTCTAAGAAAACAGAAAGCACAGTTACGTTTTCAGATGTCTGTGTAAACAGCCTCCTTTTTACTGCTTCGTTTACACTGCCGTTAGCATCAAATAATGGTCCACCATAATCTATTGAAACACGATGGGATTGTATTTCGAGCATGTCTTTAGCTATCTCTGCCAACATCGCCTTGAGCACTAGCGCAGAATTATCAACAATAGCAACCTCAGCAGAGTATTGAAAATTTCCTGCTTTCTGGCTTGCTATTTCTTGAGACATATCATCTTTACAGTAAAAGAACTTCAACATTTTATCAGCATGATTTGCGTTAGTTCGGGAGGGATTTATACTAGCCATCTTTGCACTGCCAATAAACTCCTCTACGTTATATTCTTCAACTGGGTCATCAGAATACCCTGAACCTAAAGAGTTTGCTGCACCGGGTCGAAGTCTTACTTTTTTCCTTGACACTCGCACATCTTTTATGTCATACAGCGGGTAATCAATAGAATTGACTATTTGCACAAAAGCGGGTCGTTTAAGTAAATTGTAGATTGGTGAGTTGTCCTCAATAAATTTAGTCAAATCAAAAGCAAACATTAGTTTAATATTCTCTTGATGATCTTTAGTTGTCCACAAATTAGTAAAGTAATTTTTTTCTGTGTTAAACAACTTGTTAACTTGCTTTTCTCCAAAGGATCGAATACCATCTGTTAACTCAGAAAAAAGTCGCTCTAGATTATTTTCTAACGTTGGTACTGGTTGTGGTCTTACTATATTAGCCAGCGTCCTTTTGTCTCTTAAAATTTGCCTGCCTGGACCAAAGACCTGCGGTGGTCTAATATTTTGATTTGCATTTCTAAGGACTCGACGGTTGTAAACCCGCATATTCCTACCTGGCATATATGATCTAACACCATCATCATTAACATGCACATGGATTTCGTTCCTAAGACCTAGATCCTCGGCTCTTTGTTCGGCTCTTGCTTGGGCATCAGCGTCGGCAGCACCTACGCCACTAGTTCTTATCAGTTCTGGGTCTAAATAAAACACATCATCCGGTCTTGCATATATTCCCTCGAACCCCTCATCTCTCCCGAGAAAATCACCATTTGGTGCGATTGGGGTTGAGCCTGGGTATTTTATATCGAATAATCTCTGGAGTCCTTCGTCAAAATAACTCTCATCATACGATCCTATAACATTTACAAAGTTAATGCCGCCAGTTGTAATTGGGTCAAGCTCTGTCATGTTTCTTGGCGCTAACCCTGCAAACAAGCGCAAGTCTAAATAACAGAAAGCAAAGATACTTAAATGCCCACTGTTACTATTAGCCCCGGTGTTGATTGACTTACCAACGCCAATTAAATTGTTGTCTGATGTCGGTATTTGATTTGTTGATTTGTAAAACCTAAAGTCAACCTCAAAAGAGAATTTTTTATTGATCTCCGTGCCATCTTGGTATTTTTCTATATCTGGGTTTTTATTATCAATTACATCGGTTGCTTTGATATCATAAAGCTGAACGTCACTCAAAGGCGCAGCAGCTAAAATAACTGGGGACAAAGACTCTGAAGCTGCCCTATGTCGGGGGTTTACATTGTTCCTAAACATCTCTCTGTATAGATTTCTTACTTCTAGTGGTTGTTGTAGGGTTAACAAATCTTTTAAACCGGTCTGGGTGCTGTTAGCCCTAGACATTTTAAACTTTCTTATACGCTCCGCCAGGTAAAGCATTCTCTTTGTCGCAACAGGACTGGTGGTTGCAATCACTCGAATGTTTGTTACGGCGAGAGATTCTTCTTGATCAAACCAAAATTTCTGCGCCTGGTTTCTGACTGTCTGCCTAAAACTTAATCGTGCCTTAATGGTTTCCACGTCGCCACTTGACGCAACTTGATTTCTACCTTGGTCTGGTAGCCTCTCAATCTTATCGATATGAATCTCGGGAGCTAGATCGCCAAAAGATGAACACCCGTTAAAATCTGCCATTAGTCACAAACCTCACCTGAATCATCATCGCCAAACCTAGTAGAATATAAGCTTGCCGCTGCCGTAGATTCTAATATATTATCACCCAGGGTGTCAGTTAGTTCCCCATCTGATTTGATGCTTAAAAAATATTCAACGTAACTTGGATCTAATCTAGGATACCTGCCATTAATTTCAGCATCAGTGCTTGCCATTAGAACACCGGTCTGCTCGTCAAAAGCATCTTCTGTTATAAATTTTAGATCCTGCACATGTTTAAATACTCGACTAGTGTCAGAGTCAGTGGGACCTTCGCATAAGAAAACTTCAATATCATAATTTCCATCTACTTTATCAAAGACATTTTCCTCTTCAATAGATACAACGACCTTTTGATCTTGAATATTATAAGCGAGGTTATCAGGGTCCGTTCCTTGCGGTACATATGGAACATAATATGCCCATTCAATATCAAAATGTATTTGTGGAATTTCTGCCATATCAGTTCTCTGACTAAAGGGTGAACTATATTCGACAGAACCAGTAATTTGCACAGAGTCCGATATAGTTTGTATGTTCCAAGAAGGAAAGAAATCTGACCTTAGATCTGACGTTCCAAGTGGATTTGAAAGCATACTATTACCTTTTCTGGTCACTGGGCTATCAGATGTAATTGGCATACCATCATCATTAAGTGAACCCGATGTTACCATAATCGGTCTAAGAGATAAAGACTCTCGGATACGACCAATGATATCATTCTGATCTTCGGACAAATCAATATATTTGCCATCGTATACTACATCATCGTCAAAGAAGGCATAGAACATAGGCTTAAACTTACCCTTGGAAATAAGATATTTTCCGTGGGGTGTCACAGCGATATCAACAACATCTTCTTTTTTATTTAAGAACGTCATGTATTAAGTATTTCCCCATCAAATATTATTATCAATCTTCTTCTCTACCGCCGCCGCCGATTTCTGGTTGCTTGACCTTGAAGTCACCACCTACATCAATCTCGCTAACGTCAGGTCTGAATTGCACACCAGTTGTAACCTTAGCCATCTCGATCATAGAAAAGAAATCATATGGCCAGTTAAAGTTTCGGTCTCTTTTTGCGTAAGCTTTTGGTCCCCTCAAAACTGGTGCCTCGCTTTCATCAATAGCGCCCGCATTAAGCAAGCTGTTTTGGATCATCTCCTCATAGCTTTGCACAGATCTTCTCTTAACCTTAAACACCATCCATCTGACTCTATCGTCTAGACCTGGGGGTGCCCCTAGAATTTCTGGGTTCTGAATATCAATCAGGTCCCTAAGTCGTCGATCAATTCTACCGATTGACTCCGCTGTAAAATCCGAACAGGGGATAGCGTGATCAACACTAAACACTGTTCCAGATGTTTCTTCCGCCAAAGTCTTCACAGAAGCACGAGGCATTACGTTGTTCCAAATATCTGTAATGTCTTGTTGATTGAGTTCCATGTTAAATTCAAACAAGTAAATGGCAAAAGGTCTTTTCTCTGTATTCAAACGTGGCTGTGAGAAATCAAACCCATCTGGGATAATCGGAAATTCTTTGGGAATGAGCACTGACAGATTTCTTTCTAAAGCGGGAGGTAAATTATACAGTGCTAATTTCTCTCTAAGCTTTGCCACCTGGGGTCCTTCATTTTCTCCTTGTCTTGGAGGAGGTATTGTAATAAACTCAAATTCCTCTCCGTCTGTGTTAATGAACGGAATAGCTACAATAGCCTCAGAGATAGTTTTACTCGTGGCAACTTTACCTATTTGAAATCTCTTACCAATGTCTTCTTGTTTAAATCCAGTTAGTGTCCATAGCGACCCTTTCAAATGTTTAATCCTAGACTTTTCGACAGGATTAATTTTATCAATAAGACGAACACTTTGGTTGTAAATGCTACCAGAGCCATCAACTCGGAACCTATCAATCGATAATAGATTAGCTATGCTGTGGTTATTAGAAACAATGCCACCAAACTTTGCAATTGATGTTCTGTTATTCTCATCCACACTAAATCTATATTCAAAATGGTTTGAAGCTATAGAAAGAGAACCAGTTGACCTAGTATCATCAACACTATCTTTCACATTTCTTTCAAAACCATTAGAAATAATTCTTCTAATTAATTGCTGCTCGTCAGGATCAACGTTGTTCAGTTCCATAAATACGCCTTCACCCTCGAATGGAAGAATTCCATACTGGTGCCACATTCCATATGTGTGTGGCGCTGCACTTAAATTTCTGTCTACCCTATTAAATTCTCCGTTTTTAATTGATGAGGAAAAATTGTAAGACCCTTGTGGTCGCTCCGCAAACGGGTGCCCTACCTCATTACTACCTTCATCATCATGCCAAGAGGTATTTGGGAAATCAAGAACTGGGCTTTCCCACCTTGTGCCAATAGCCCAAGAATTTTGTGGTTCAATGCCAGCGTGTCTATTGTCTAGAACAAGTGTTGCATCAAGATTCATTCTGTTTGCCCAAGCTCGATTCCAACCATACGGTGGAATCACAACCGTGCCAGAATGGTCGCAATCGTACTTCCAACTATCTTCGTTAAGAAAATCAATTTTGCACCCCTGAATAATTTGCTTAAGTGTTACACTTGTAGCCTCATCTGCTCTTAGTGCGTTCCCTTCAGCATCGACACCTGGGGCGATGTATGTAAACCTAGCCACCGAGGGACCATAATAATATGGTGCGGTGTGAGGGGCAAATTCACCATGGTGCTTTGGCCATTGGTCGTGACGTGTTACGCCGTCAGGACCTTTTAATGGGGTATGTGCATTGTGTTTACTAGCAACTGTTTTAACGAAGGTGTCAAGAGCATCCCACCCGATTGACCCAGTTGCTGTTGCTGGTCCATTAGCTTGAGGATTACTATAGATATTAAAGTTGGGTGTTTGTCGGAGCACAACTTCGCCCACATACATAGCACCCGACAAAACAGTTATATTTTGAGGGTCCTCTGGTTTCCCAACCACCATAGTCACACCTTCATTTTCCAAGAAAAAGTCTGGCACAGAACCCAGGAAATTACCCATTGCACTACGGAAAGGAGTGTCATCTGGTGCTGAGGCATCATCAGAAATACTAGCTGTAACCTTTTGTGCAAACGTAGGATTAATATGATAATCTACTAAAGGAGTTTTTGGAGTTATAAATTGTTTTGGGTTTAAAAGAGTCTCAAACGGCAACCTACGACCATAGAAAAACGACCTGACTGCTGTAGAATGGTTTCTCTCGGTCGTCGTTGCGGCGGCGGGGTCATCAATAATTACCCTACCAGAAAATTCATCTCGTCCGGCTGGGAAGCACCTTGTTCCCGCAGCGATCTGGTAAGGCACAGAACCTGATGGCAACAACAAGCCAACGGACTTAGCCAGCACTCCACCTAAAGGACGCTTATGAGAGCCTGTAGTCTCAAACCCGGATTGGAGTTGGTCAACTGTCCTAACTGGGTGATCGACTGCCACACCATATCTAATACTATTGTATAGAATCCCTGGGGCAAACAGCGGGTCGATAAGTGTTTGATATGCTCTTGGGCGTTCTATTGATATGCCACTACCAACAATTGTAGCATCCTCTCCTGTTAGATCACCAACATAAGATTGGGAGAATAAAGTTGCAATCTGCAATGTTCTATTTACTGGATAAAAGCCATGGTAAGGTAAAAGCTTTTGCACCGTGTTTGTTTTGATCAAATAATCTGTTGGTCTACTAAGAGCATCAAGATCATCCAGTAAAAGTTTTTCCCCTTGCTGAAATAAATCAGACAACATAAACCTTGATATAAAGCCATCTTGACCAGAGGATGATACTGCGGCTCCTGTCAGATTAAACATATTCTCAGAGAAAACAAAATTATCACCCTGCTTTGACTTAACCCTATCAAGGACATGATCGCTGTTTTTATATTCCGCAAGAATAGTATAATCCTTGCCAGCATTTTCAACATCTTTCTTAAAGTCACTATAAGTGTTATAAAATGGACCCCTTGGAGACGGTAGTAATTTTGGAATATATTTAATACTACTATCTGAATCCGGGGAGTTTAACCTATTGATAGCATCATATCTTCTTCTATAAGCCGTCCAAGAAGGTCTTGTTGTTGGACCGCCTGGAGAGTATCCAATCATCGCTAGTGGTCCAAAATTATCAGAAGCACCAGGGTTGTTACCAGATAGAAGAACGGAGTGGTTAGAGTCGGCGTGCTTTTGATGAGTAAATGATAAATGAGCGGAAGTAGCCACAGAGTAAACATACTTTGGCATAATATATCTATCAAAGTCAGAAATAGCCACAGAGGATGAGTCTGCAACTTTGGCAATAGCTCTGTGTTTGGAAGCGGTGTGATGTGTAAAGTGATGACCTGATCTTGCCAAATCTTTAAATGCAAGAACACTACCAGAGTATTCAATCGGGTCCCAAGGAACCATCATTAGCTCTCCCGCCGGGAAAGTATGAGCAATTGCCGTGCCTGTTATTCCAAGCCTTCCGAAAGACACAGACCCTGAACCCTCAGTATCAAGGCAGGCATCTGAAAATTGGAACGAGTCTAATGGCCAAGCCGAACCGCTTCTGCTCACAAAAGTAAGGAATGGACCAAAATTGCTGTAAATCGACTCATTTTCGGTCATAAATCCTCTGTCAGTCATAAACGGTGTAACTGGTGATTGTTTACGCCTAGTAAGCCCAAAACAATTTCTAGCAGTTGACATTTCATCTGAGGTGTTTTCACTTAGTTGATTCTTTGGTCTAACAGTGAAAGATGAGGACACAGGGTTTGGATGAAAGCTCCAAAGCTTGTATCTTGGAGTTTGACGTGTCATTTTTTGTCTAATAGAGTCTTGCCCATTAATCGCAGTCGAGCCACCAATAAGCTGCTGGAGGTGTTCATGAGACGATGACATACCATTAGTCGAGGTTGCCGTATTACCAAGAAACCCATTGAATGGCGTATCTAATATGTGTTCTGGGCTAATTTGGTCATCAGCCCAAGATGGGAATCTATAATTTTCTCTTCGCCTTGTACCCGACAGTGCTGAGAACTTGTCCCTTGGGAAAACAACTTCTTCATGTTTATATCTTGTCACAGCATAAATACCATTTAGATACTGCTGAAACGGTGCGTCTTTTCTTAACCTTGTCATATAGGTGTAAGGCGTCTGGGTGTTTTTACCCCTTTGTAATTTTTTGTCAAGTAAAACATTAGAAAATCCTTGACGAATATTACCCTCAGAAAAAGTAATTGTTTGCTCAGAAAAAACATTTCTTTGCAAAGCTTGATTGATGTTTGTGTTTAAAGCTGTATCTAGCGGATCATTGTTAGCCTCTGCAAAGTTAGCAACAACAATATCCATCTCATCAGGCTTTTGATTAATAGACACAGGCGATTCTGTAAATTCTTCTGCAACCTCAATCACAGGAGCTTGAGGATCATTGGCTTGGTTTTGCTTTGTAACTAATCGTATTGTGTTCATAAATTTAGATCCACGTCTTTTCCTTGAAAGTGGATGTAAATCGTATTGCCTCAATTGTGTAAATGGAACAAAAGCACGGATATCAGCAGCCCATTTCCAAATCATTTTATTTTGATCTTGACGTGAGATTTGGATTGAGGATGATCGATAACTATCTAATTCTGTCTGTGTTGGTGCTTTGCCGGTAGTCCCTGCACCAAGAACATGATTGACATATTTTTCTCGATCCATTCGCCAATCACCCGCAGGGACACCTGGGTTTGGTGCATTAAGAGGAACTCCTGGCTTACCACCACCGAATACAAAGGGCAAGCCGCCATCAAACCTTTGATCAAAAAGAGAGCCAAAATCAGCATCAGATGGAATTTCATCGCCAGGAGTATCTGTCGATAGTGTTTGAAATCTGCCAAAAACTCCACCCTGAAGGTGATCTATTTCAAATACATTGTCATCCTTAGAGGCGTTCAAGCCACTACTAGCTGTATAATAAGTACCTGATATTAAGCTCGGACTTGGAATAGCAATGCCACCAGTTGGATACAAACTGCTGTTTCTTACCCAGGTGTCGTACAAAGATTCGCCGGCTGCATATCCACTACCGCCCGCCATATGTGCTGCATCAGCACCGGACATGTTCATAAACCAAGCAGTTCTATCCGCCCGTGGGATGGGGTGCGATACAAAAGCGTTATCGTATGATGCGCCCGTAACATAGACAACAGCTTTTGTGAAAGGATCGCCGTCAATCACTTCTGAGAAGTCTTCTATCTCAGGTGATGATGCAGCGTTAGGTGCGCCGTACTCAAATCGCAACAAACCGTTTCTTTGCACTTTGTGTGCAGATGCAAGCAATTCATCAATTGAACCAGCCTGGCTGCCTGTTGTCAAATATTCTAAGTGATCAGGCAAAGATAGCTCGGCTGTTGATACGCCACCCGGAAGATTCCTATAGCCCTTACCTTGAACTCTGGTACCTGAAACACTTAGTCCGCCCCAGATGCCTGGAATAAAACCACCAAAGGCTTGGTGTGTTCTAAGCTGTGAGTTTAAAATATTTCTAACAGAAATGTTTCTGAATGTCAAGGCATTGTTTGCAGAAAATTGTTGTGTTTCTCTATCGAGATATGCAGGCGTTTGAGTTTCAATACCACCCGGCGAAGAGAACCTTTCTACAAACACACCCTTTGTAACTGTTCTGTTTGGAATCAAAAAGTCAACAATACCAGCAACATATGGTGAGGACGATGCGTTGGAGGTATAGTTAGCTGTATTCTTACGATAATCTAAATTGTTAATTGATCTGTCGCTAGTTTGCACAACTTCATATGTGTTTTGGAAGTTTCCTACAATAACTGCTGACGCTGTAGTTTTAATGTTTGCAATATTTAAAACTGTCCTGTTACCAACCCCACGAAGGAAGTGACCCTTGGGCGTTGATCCGGTAATAACTCTATTGATCGATGCGGTACCATTACCCTTAAGATCTAAGGTAAAACCTTCTCGACGATTAGTAATGTCAACTGTGTGTTCGGACACCACAGAATCAGATCTAGTTGGTGGAAACATTAGATGATTAAGTTGATTCCTATATTGTCTGCCGCCGACATGTTGCCTGGTAAACGGTCCCTGCATTCCGTCTTCAAATCCGTCCATACCATCAGAGTCTTCATGATAACCAGAGAAATCAACCTTTCTAATGCCCGCTGTTGATAAGCTGTGTTGATACCCAGTTTCCACACTAGAACTCTGAACGGTAAACGGTGTAAACAGTTCACCCTTAACAAGCGATCCGTTCTTCTTAGCTCTAAATGGAACTTTTCTTTTTAGCCCAACTGGGTGACCATATTCGTCTCTTTGGATTAGGTCGTCTTCGCTCTCGATCGTTTCAAATCGGTCAATTAAGATTTGTTCTGTTGGAGCGGTTCTATCTTTAGGTTGGAACTGGTTTGAACCTTGACGTATAAATCTGCTTAGTTGCAAACTCGTCTTAGCATAACCTTTATGATCTTCGGTTCTCTTAATAGTTGTAAAGATTCTAGATCTTGTATTAAGGGTGCCTGATAAATGATCTGAGTTGTTTGGTGTTCTCTCTACGTTCTTATCAATTATTGAAGAAGAAAGAATCCCGGTGCCACGCTCCGCACGCTTTGCCCACCATTGAGTATTTCTATCTTGGTGCCTACTACCAGCACCGTCGCCCGCCATCTCTGCTGGACCGTCGTTCCTTGATCCGGTTCGAGGTGGTGCGTGTGCTAATCGCCAATTGTAAGAACGCTCTTCGATGCCTTGGATCGATGCGATTGGCTCTGGTTCGGTTCTCTTAAGGTGTGTGTAAGCATATTGATATTTGTTTCTTTCTAGAACATGACTTTCAATAATATTCCGAACTTCCTCTGGCACGCCAGCGGAGGCAGGGAATAGTTGTGTTAACATACTACCAATCGCACTGTCAAGCCATTTATAGTAGTCAACATAGGCTTCAACATTTGGGGTGTTTTCAATTCTTCTAAAGAATATCTCTCTTAGTTTCGATAGATCTTTATAGTCTGCACGGTATTTATTTACGGGCTCACCAATCAAATTATTGAAATCATCGATAGACGCAAAGAAGCTTAACATTTCGTTTGAGATCGCATCGTACATGCTCTTTTCGACATTAAAGAAATATCTTGTCGGCACATCGTCTCTTTGAAATTGTACATCATCCGTGGTAAGTACTTGGACAAAATCTTGCGGATGAAGCTCTTCCGGTAAAGCTAACTTACCAGAGTAAACAAATTCTTTTCTTACAGGTTTATCTTTTACCTTGAAGAAGTCACCACGAGCATTATGCTTCTGCAAACTCTGACTTAATGCTGCTAAATATGTTTCTTGATATTCGTTACCCACAGAACCTGAACTAAAGTCAAGCACTCTGAATCTGCCTTCGCCATCACTACCGGTGACGTTTGCAAAGTCCCAATGTAGTGCTAGTGTTTCGATAGAGGGAACGTAAACACTCGGAGTGCTTTCAAAATTATATTCATTTCTAAATGGGTGTTTAGTCCCGTAAGAATCAGCATCAATAGCATGTGCATTAATAGTCTCGTTATCAAGGAATGAATTCCAAAAACGAACACTAGCAAATTTACTTTCTGCTTTTGTTAGCACTGAGCCAGTAAAGTTTGTTCTGCTAGCCCCAGCATAAACAACCTTATTGGACATTAAAATACTAGAACCTGTGGCGTAGTTTAATGTTGTGGATGCCGAAAAGTGTGCTTGCTTCTCACCCAATAACATGTTTACGCCATAAAGGTCTAGTGTATACGAAGAGGAGAACTTAGTAGCAGTTGTACCACTAAGCTCTGTGCCACCAGCACCCTCAGCAAACGGTCTCTTAGCCGGAGCTAGTCGTACTGCAATATTCCATTTTTTATTATCAAATGCGTTCCGCATAACTGAGGATGACAATAGCACATCACCTGCTCTATTCTTGATAATAAAATAAGCGTCCCTAGAAGCTTGGATCGGAGAAACAACCTCGGAGTAATCTGTTGTTGAATGCACCGAATATACCTGCAAACCAAAATCGTTATCTGCATCTGCCCATTTTCTTCCTGTACTCACAGGAGACGAGTCGTCCGGGGTGTGAAACCCAAACATAGACGCCGTAGCATTAGTCAAAGCTTTGTAGAGTTTTTCTCCTGGCTCTGGTCGGCGAGGTAAAATAAACTCACCCTGTAGTGTTATGGCTGTATCTTTTATATTTGACCCACTAAGAATACCTACTGATCCAAGAGACCCGGTATTATAGTTTTGGTATACAATGCCTTCCATGTCATCGTATCTTCTTAGACCAGAAACGTCCACATACTTTTTATCAGATACAGAGCTTAAGTATTGACTCTTAAGTTCGTATGTTTGGTCATTAGCATAAGTCTTAACTTTTACAAGTTTTTCATCTACACCAAGAGATCGTATTAAGTTTCTAAAGCTTTTGTGAGTGCCCTTTGACTTGTACAAGTAGACAACATTATTATAGAGGTTTTTATAAATTTCATTCTTAACGTCGTAAAGTTTGCTCTCAAAGACTCGCTTGTCATCCTTTTGTAAAACCTGTGCCAGAACACTAGCATTAGCAAACAATTCTGGAGCTTCAAATCCTAAAGATTCAAGTAGTCTTTCACCATATGGAAACGGCTTGTTGCTACCGCTGGTGTATCCAATATCTTTTACTTTTGACAGCGTGCTAATTTGTGCATATAAAGTATCAAAATAACTTGATATGATCTGAGTTAGTTGTTTAAGTTGACCACCTGTATTTTCGTCTTGTTCGATAATCCAAGTAGGCATAGTAAAAAACAGATTTGATGTGTTGTTTTGATCATGGGCAATACCACCAGACAACAAACTATTCCTTGACCCGGTTAAGATTGGATTAGAAGTTCTGATAATTGGATCGCCAAATTCAACAACAGAAGCAGAGGCTTCCATAATAGCGGAACTAGTTGATCTAGTGCCAACGGAATAACCACTGATGGTGCCGTTATTAATTCTACCGGAGTAATCAAGAACAACTTTATCAATTTGATTGCTGTCAGTTATTCCTTCATTAAATTTAAAGTATACACCAAGCTTTGACTTTCTGCCTTTTTGGTTTGAGCCGCCGTCAACATTAGAAAACCAGTTTCTTCCAATATCATCCGACTTCCTAAACTGCTTCCAGTATCTAAACTCATCCAAAGAGGCTGATAGTTTACCCATGCCACTTACGATAGAAGTAGATGTGCCAGAGGGATTTGTTCTAAGGGCACCAATATGAGCTATCAACGTACCTGTCACTAAGCCAATTCCTTGACCTGTAAGTATTTGTTTACCCTCTGGTTCGCCATTCTTATAGAAGTCAATCTGAGTTCCTGTACTAGAACTAAGAAAAGAGAAAGCATAGTGTGTAAACTGATTGTCAGCTAAAGATAAGCCACCGGTAAGTGGTACGCCTTGCCTAAACACACCCTTGGTTCCAGACTGATGAGTTACATAAAATCTATCGGCTGAGCGGCTTAGCTCAATCGTAAATCTACCATACGCTTCGCTGGCACTCGGTTCACCATTCCAGACATCTAATACTACCTCTCTTTGCGAGACAGACCCAGTAAAGTTCTTTTTCTTAAACCAAAACTCTACCGAAGATCCACTTGGTCCACCGAATGATAAGTTATTAGATTTTAAATCGGATGCTTTAAATACATTCGCTTTACCGTCTCTAATTTTAGGATTACCTGAACGGTCAAGATTGGGACTAGGGTGTGGACCACCCTTTACAATAATAAAGCTTCCGCCCGTAGCGGTCGAGTAGCCGCCAATAGCTGAACCAGTGGTGCCATATGAAATACCAAGATTAACAAACCCTGTAGATTTTGGGTACTTAACATCAAAGATATATTTCTCAAAAGGATTTAAACTATTTTCAAACTTTAATTTTTCTCTGTTACTGCCGTCATAAGGATAAAAGTTTACAACATGAGAAAAAGCATTTCTATAGTACTCCTCGGCTGATCCAAATTTTGCAAAGTTCTCTGGTCTCGAATAGTCCACCGGGGGGACAAACTCAAGTCTTTTCTTTTCAGCTTCTACAATTTGCTGTGGGTCTTCTACTTCTCTAGCCAAAGTATTTAAACTGTTGGCTTTCAGTAGCTTACCAGAATTTTTACGATTTTTGTCGTCAAATAACTTTTTGATACTCATTTGCTACTCGTCTACCCTAAACTTAAACACCTCTGGTTGTTCTTGGTACTGTCCAAGTAAGTAGTATGTCAACCTAATTCCATACGAGTATCCGGGCTCTAATAAAGACATATCCAAATCAAAATAATTTCCACTCACGTCGTAGGAAGTTCTTGTTTGATTATCGCTACCTGTACCATAGCCAATAGCCTCGATGTCATCTGTAATTCTGACAACTTTATAGTAAGCATCTTCAATAAGCGAGGTTTCAATTTTCTTACTTGCAACTGAATAAATCGTTGGACTCCAGTCTTTCGGTCTCGCATAAATCCTTAACCTAGGTTTATCTTTAGGGCGATAGCTTGATTTTAAATTTCTAATACTATTGAGATATGTCCTGCTTTCATCAAACTCTTGAGCTTGGGGGTTTTTAGGTCTAAAAGACCCTGTGTGAAAGGTCGTTGATCCAGTAAACCAGACATCATGCAAAATAGATGCGGTAAGGGTGGACGCAAAAGAGCAAGTGTAAATACCGGAAACATGTATGCCGTTTTCAAACAGCCTAGAGGCTTCAACCGCAGTTACTGACTCACCACTTGAACTAACCACAGTCTGAGCAGATTCTGACACATTAGAAAAAATGCTGACTTTAAGTTTGTTACTGTTCAGCCCAGGAATATCTTTAAGTTGTCCCCGAAATCTGTTGTACAAATACAGGCGATTAATATTGTCCTCTTTATCTAAAAGTGAACTGCTTATAAAAAACGACCCTCTATGATCTTTCCTTGAGTCGTCCCATCTTGCCTCAATGACAGGTCTTCGGTAGAAGAACTCTGTCGTTCTTGCAAAAAACTTTTTAGTGTAAAGTGTACCATTGTTGCCGCTTAGACTTGAAGCAATATGCTTAAGCAGAAAGCCATAGTTTTCTTTTGTCCCATCAATCCAGTTTTCAACTGCCGTGGTAACATCAATCTCAATGTCTTCAAAACCATGCTTAAAATTGACTGACGCAGAAAAATTATCTGTATCTGTTAAGGAGTGAAAATCACCCCCTGGTTCGTTCCAGGCACTACCAGATGAAGCAGAGAGAAAACTGGAAAAGCCTGTGTCAGAATAAGTGTCCATATCAAGACCACGACCTTCGCTCCAACTTTTTGATATAATCTTAACATCAAGATCAAAATCTTCTGGGGTTGACTCTGCGTGCGGCGCATTAAACATTCTTAGATAAAAACTAACTTTGCCTTGCGCTGGGATTTTGTTGTCGTTCCTGTCCCTGTGGATTGTTTCAATTGCGGTATCCGTTCCAGAAATAGGAAACTGAATTATAATTCTTGCTTCTTCTGCGCTCTCTGCACTGATGCTAGCTGATGTTTGCCCGTGGATAACAAACGTTTCTAAAACATCAGCGGCACCCATGTTTGCTTTAGTTGCCCTTGTAGAAAGGTTTGATTCAAAAGCGTTTGTGATTGTGTTATCTGCCTCGGCAACATATCTTTTTATAGCCATTATTTAACTACCCCGACGATATCATCATCCAAATCATAAAATTCAAACGCCACATTTTGTGGTGGAGTTAAAACCCTACCATCACGAGATAAATTATTCTTTGCGATAAATGGATACTGGCTATATCCAGACGTAGTTTTCTCTTTTACTTGGACTGATATTACGTCTATAACACCGGGTACTGAATTCAGGTGTTTTGTGATTTCTGTAATATAGAGCGGCTCGCCCAAACCAAATGGAACTTTTAGTTTGTCTTTCAACTTTGTTAGGCACGCACGCAAAACATCATATTTATTCAAGTCAAATGCACCAATAACCTCAAATTTAATTTCAAGATTCGCTACCTTTCCGTCTAAAATGTCGATAGTATCGTTTATCATTTTATATTCTGTTAACCATCTTTTTAAGTTATTTTTTAAATTTTGTGGCGCTTCTGTAAATCTACCATCCGAGTCCTCGGACAAAACATAAAGGTTGAGATTTCTCTTCAGTGAATCTGGGTCTCTGACAACGTTAACTCTCTTTACAGCCCCAAATCTATTTGGCATCCTATACGATAAGGCTATGTAATCCTGTGTCGTAACTGCTCTATTCTGTGTGGCAAAATAGTCATAAGCCCTTAATCTTACTTCGTCTACAGTGGGTGTAGTAATATCGCCAAGAATAGGGTCCTGATTAGTGCATTCAATTGTATCAATCATGATGCGGATCTTGCCTTCCTCTAAAGATGGTCTATCTTTAAAAACCAACAAAGGTCTAATAACAGTTGTAACAGTGTCTGCGCCAGCGTTAACATTAGACGTGGTGTTTACCCTGTACGAAACAGTGAGAACAGTATTAGCTGGAACAACACCAAATTTGTCGGTCTTAAGAAGCTTAGTTGGGTCAAACGATTCATCTGAAACATAGTTTTTACCAAACCGCTGTAATGTTACGTCCGCTGGGTCTGCTATCTCATCGTTTGTTAAGCTTTCCTCGGACCCGTATCCAAATTGAATTTTTGTTTCACCGCCTTCAAAATCAACAGTAAATCTTCTTGGGACTGGTCTAGATCTAAGAGTAAACGGGACACTAGTTTTGTCTGTACCATAGTTTGGAACTTGATCAAAAATCACGTCTTGTGATAAATATGGAACTTGAAAATACTCATTACCTTCTGAGTCTTTGATGGATATAATTTCTGATATATTATCATCTTCAAGAGTTACCTGTAGAAATTTTGTATAAGCGCCAACATCGACCAACTCTTGCCTTAGCTCACCAGAAACAACGTTACCAAATGCCTTGACAGCAAAAAAAGTTGGGTTCCCAGTTTCAGAGTTTTGTCTTGCGATAACAAATTCGTTTTGGTCTGCCGAAAAATCAACATCCTCTGTTAAGATAAAACTTGTTCCATTATCAGAGATTACTTCAGTATTTTTTTTCAGAATAGGAAGGTAGTCTCGATCTGGCGATGAACCATTGGAAGATACTGGAACTAACATAAAGAATGTCATGACACCAGTTGAAGATCTGGTTCCAATATCCCTATACCCAAGCTGTTTTGACAATCTTTCGATATTAGATCTTTCGAGGGCTGTATCCAGAAACGATTCATTGGTTTGATAATCGAGATAAAAAGAAAGTTGATCACCAACATAAGCAACTGTATCTAAGAGCAAAGAACCAAAAGATGCGTCATTGAAATCTTTAAAGGTGTCAGGGTAGTATCTTTTTGCATGATCTACCAGTGCATCCTTGATCGATTCAAAGTCTCTGCTTGTATAACTTATTGGTCTCTTTGCCATTTGCTTACCTCTTTAAATATCTAGACTGTAGAGTTAGATATCGTTAGTGTGCTCCTTGTGTCCAGTGGTAAAATGTTGTACACTATTGTAATCTGTATTTCGTTTGGTCCAAAATCTTGCCTCTCACTCTGATTGTTTACGAAGATATCTTCAATTGTAACGAAAGGCATAAATGTGCGTACCTGTCCAAAAATTCTAGATCGAACTTTGTCAAACAATGCTTCGGTTATTGGCTCAAAAAGCAACTGCCTAATACCGGCACCAAAGTTAGGCAACATAACTCTTTCGCCTGGGTTTGTCAACATTAAGTTTTTAAAATTTTGTTGAACATTTTCCCCAAGGGTTTTTGTAAGACGATATGGTCCGTCCTCTGAGTCATAAGCTAACGGAAGCTTTAGACTAATTCCCTGTTTTGATGCCATCTTATTTTACCTCTTTCATAAGTATCTTTGTCTTTTATTATTTTCCTTTTTCTGGTTCAGAAAGAGAGTTTCCAGCTATTAGCCTTTTAGAGTCATTAAATTGCTTTTTTGCGTTTGCCAAAAAATCATCAAACCTTAAACCTATTTCTCCTGGCAAGTCGTACTCACTTGCCCACATGATTTGCATAGCTACAATGCCCTGTAGCGGCATAACAAAGTTATTAAGCTCTTTGTCTGTTGGGGTTAACAACTCCGCCTCTTCCCCTTGTCCAATAGTGTATCCATTGGGAAAATACTCCCTAGCATCTTCAGCAACATCATTGTTACTACCTGACGTTAAAAATAACTGTCCATCATCATCTCGATCAAAATAGGTTAAGCATTTGTATATAAATTGTTTAAGCTTATCCTCTTCAAAAAGAGCCGAGGAAAAAAACCGCTGGCGTCTTCTCGTCGGCGAGATATTAAGTGTGGCGACTATCTTTTCAACATCTTCAATTATTTCAAGTTTATTATTTTTCCTAACTCTTCTAGCGATATAGTCTACTATCAATTGTGTTAGGATTGTATCTTGGTCAGATAAAAAGTAAGTTTCATCCCTACTATCTCTAGCCCCCGTATAGTGAACAACAGCAAAGTAAAAACGCATCAACTCTGCATAAACTATCTGTGCAGCAGCGAGACATTTGTCTTTTCTTACAACTGCCAGTGGACCAGCACTCAAGTTTTTAGGCATTGATTCCATACATGCATCTGAGATTCCCTGCATAACTTTATCAATATTCATACGGTCAACAACCTGCTGCCTATATGTTCGGATATAATTTTCTACCTCTGGGTCATCGTTCGGATAATATAATGCTAACTCGACTGCAAATTTATTCTGCGTTTGAGCGTTACGCTGAAACTGTGCTGAGTTAAGGATGGTCCCATTAATTTGGTCATTTTGAGCTAGGGTCGCTCGAAGTAAATTTCTGCCTGCCTCATTTTGAATGTCAGTATATGAAAAAGCTCCTGCTGTAGATACCTCAGCCAATACTTGCCTATCAAAGTTTTCTCCCTCTTTGGCAATAGAAAAGACTGCTGACTCTGGGGTTACCTCCCTAATTTGCAAAGTAAGATCCTCACCTTCTTTTAGATTCTTAACAAAAACATCATTATCAAGGTTATAAGCAACATTTGTCTCACTACCAATTCTAGTCCTAATTTCTTCCTGATTATCAAATGTTCCTACAACCCAGAACTTATTTATGGGTAAACCAGCATTATCAAAATCACCTGGCTTAAAAGCAGTGAATTTAAATTCCTCTGTCAAAGATGGTCCCTTGGTTTTAATACCAGACAGATATTGCTTGGCAGTTTCTGACCCTTTTACCAAGGACACACTAGCTTGTGTTGCTACAGCAGCGCCTTGGTTTATCACGTTCTTAACTTCGTCTGGTTGTTCTGTGTTATCAATAAGATCTTTAACTGCGCTGCCCACTGCCTTTTGTAACCCACCAGGCTTTAACAAGTCAGCTAATCTATTTGACTCCTCGGCTGCCTCACATAATGCGTCTACAAATTGTTGAGCTAAGTCAGCAGGGTCAATACCCATGGCAGACGCATTTTCAAGAACCTGATTTGCTGCGTCATCTAATTCACCCTCATCACAAATAATCGGTCCATCCTGAAATGGGATATAAGCATCAAATCTTGCTGGGGGTATGACGTCACGAAGTGAAATAAAGAAAGCTGCTAGTTGAGAGTCTGTTAATACGTCATCTCCAAAAACTTTATCCGCCACAGACCTAACCGTTCTAAAAATTTGTCCGCTTGTTGGAGTATCGTATATCATGGTTCTTAATTCTTCGCCCGTTATAGAACGAGAAATAGCATCATAAAAACTTTCAACATCATTTTGATTTGCGGCAAACCCTAAATTTGCAAACAAACCGGTTGTATCACCCCCTGGGATGGGCGGTATAATTCTAGCTAAGTTTAGACCGTCTTTTATATTGAACGCATCTAAATCTATATCTAGGTCCAAACCCTCGGCTGCTTTAGCTATCAAACTATCTAATAGCGAATCACCATTGCAACCCAACAACTCTTGAATTGCTTCTCTTAGAAGCGCACCCAATAGTTGGATTAATGCAACTTTTATTCCCTTGATTAACAACAGACGAATAAAACCATAAATGTCAAGATTTGGTACTAAAGGCAGGGGCTGCAAGTTTGGTAGCAAGAATTTTAGTGCATCCTCTAAACCATCAAAGGCAAGATTCTTAAGTGCGTTTGGGTCGTTAAGAGTATTAAGAACACTGGGTACAAGATCATTTAAAAGATCAAGTGCTTCGCTAACTTCACCACCACATCTTATAAATTCAGAAGCCAACTCCTCTGGTAAAAGCCCTTGCTCATTTAATTTATTCAGAAGCGCCTGCTGTAACAAAACGTCAGACGCTAGCTTCTTAGCTAGTGCCCCAAGCATTGTAGCAAAATCTACTCTTCCCATCAACTTAAGGATGTCTGCCAAACTTTTAATTTGTTTCACTAATCCAGAGTTACATGTAACCAGTGCATCTGTCACACTTAATTCAACCGTCTCTCTAAGTGCAGTCTTTTGTTGTTGTTTTATTTTTATTCGTGACGCTTCCACGGAAGGATCTGCTACAACCACGCTCGCTGGTTTTTGTGCCTGCTTGTCAACTTTAGGGTCTTCTAACGCATTTATAGGCGGCTCTTTGTTGTCCTGTGTAGAGCCACCGGCTCTTCTTCTTGATACCTCATCGGCTCTTTCAACCTGACCTTTTTTACAAAGCTGATCAATATCTTCTTGTGTAAGCGTAACGGCTGGTACAAAGATCTTGGGTAGAAATTCAGTCCATGGTGTAGCTCCGCCACTACCTAACTTTGATAACTCCTCATTGATCAGTTTAAGATTCTTAAGAATTGACCAAGTTGTAGGAGTGTATCCTGGGAAAGCATTTTGACCATTATTCTCTGCCGCAAAACCAAACTCACCCTGGTCATCCTTTGTAATATCGGGTGAGACACCTAATCCACTAAAACGCCCTGGTCGAAACATCTCTAAACCATCAACATCGATGATCTTATCCAATTCTGTTTCAAATAAAATAGGCTTAATTTTGCTGTCGAGCGTGATCTTAATTTTGTCTGCGTTGGGCTGCGGAACTTGCTCGTAGATATGTATCTTTAAAAGATTTCTTGGGATACTTGCAACAAAGTTGGTGTTTGTAAAATTAAGTTCTTGTTGAATCAAGATATCGCTGCCACGGCGATTCCTAATTTGATTTTGGTCTAAATATTGGATAGTGAAT